TCGTTATCGGTTATCTGCCCAGCCATAAGCTTGAATGCCAAGCCCTTGTTTACCCGGCGCGCACCGAACAGACGGACCAGCTCCGGCGCCATGGCGTAGCCGATGTCCACGTTAGTGACCTGGCCGTTTTGCGCCTTGAGGCGCTTGAGCACGCGTCGGGCGACGAAGTGCAGGCGCACCGCGAAGATGATCTTCGTCGGCAACCGAAAGAGGGACTTGAGCATGATGCCTCCTAGAACCTGGTGGGTTTAACGTTGTCCGGCACGACCTCTATGCGGCAGTGCATCAGCACGAGCGCCTTGGGCGCCTTCTGGCGCAACTGGGTCTTGAGGTCGGCGATCTCCTGCTCACAGTGCTGCGTCGCCTGAGGGCCCGTCCAGGGCTCGCCAAAGGGTTGTTTAGCCGGGCAGTTGCCGATCCCCAGGCACACAGAAATCATGAGGGTGGCTAGTTGCATGGCTTGATGTCCTTCGCGGCTGGCGCGGATTGGTGGGCGATTAAGCGTTCAATGAACAGGTCGAATTCCTCAGCAGAGAACGCGTAACCGTCGCCGTTTTCGGCTGGCTGGCCTTCCTCGAATGCTATCTGATGAATCTGGTCAGCTTGCGGCCACTCCCGCGCCTTGGTCAGCTCGGATTGGAAGTGTTCAACGCTTTCGGCGTGCGTCTGATTCATGCCGTCTATTGTGTTTTGCTGGCGCTCCACTTCAGCCTGTAGCCCGTCACGCTCGGCGGTCAGGCGGGTGACGTGCGCTTCGTCCACAAGCTCGTATTCACCAACCGGTAGCCGTTCTGCCGCTGAATACCAATCCAGCTCATACGCGTTGCCTCGCTTGTCAGGCCGAGTGACCTTGATCCACGCAACCGCCAGCACTTCCACATCGCTAGCAGGCGGCACAGGTGCGGCGGCGAGCATGGCGCGGTATATCTTCGCCACATTCCAGCTGTACGCCACATCACCAGCTCGGTTCATTTCTTCGGTCGGCTCAACCGGCACCATTTTCCACTGTTCGGTCATTTTCTTACCCTCGTTAGTTCGTTCAACAAAGCCTGCATTAGCTCAACAGGGTCAGCGCTCGGCGTTACCTGCGGCGCCACTGCGGCGGCCAGCAGCTTGGAATTTGACGTCGGGTTCTCGTTCAGCTGCACAGTCGCCGATACGCCGTCCACCTTCACGATGACCTCCACCGAGCTGAACCGACACCCGCAGGCCAGGCAGTTAAACCGGCGGTGTACGGTGTTGTCCGCCCTCTTGCGCGAGTTCACGCACTTGGCCTTTGCCGAGCACTTCGGACACGGGTGGCTCACGGCTTCGCAGGTCCGAGCGGCTGCCCGCAGTCAGAGCAACATGTCTGGGTGTTTACGACCTCACGGCGCTTGTGGGTGCAGACTGGGGCGCTCTTGACCGGGCGTACTTTCGACTGCGCACGGGTCTCCAGTCGGTGGCACTCAAGCCACATCTGGCGTTCTTCTACGGTCAGATCCTTGGCGTCAGCCGACTGGCGCTTGTACGCCCGGGCCATGGCCAGAAACAGTTTTGCGGGTACTTGAATGCCAGCCATGGGCAGTCCTCGGGCTTGTCATCTTCAGCGCGGCGGGAGCCACCCGCACACGGACAGAATCACGACTGTCGTGACTCTGTTTCGACAGTTAAGACAGGTTGTTGACCATCCCGGTGATGATCCCCAGCAGCGTGCGCTTGCCGATGTGGCCGGTAACCGACGTTGCCGCCCCATGCAGGTTGTAGACGCGGCACAGGCCCGCACCGCCGTTCGCCAGCGACAGATGATAGTTCCCAATTTGCCAGGCTCCGTCGACAACGGCTTCCGCCGGCGAGCCGCTTAGTTCGTTCAACAAATGGACTTGGGTTTGAAGCTGGGCGATGGTTACAGGCGTTGGGCGGGTCATGTCTCGAACTCCAGAAATAATTAACTAACAGAACTACATATTAAGCGCTTGTCACATACAAGTCGCTTTTCTTCACGCCCACTTAGAACGTGGTGGAGAACAGATAAGCCGCGCCGAAGTAAACGACCGTGCCCGCCAGCAGCAACACGGTTACCACCTTCGTGGCGTCCAGGATCAGCAGCGATGTGCTGTCGATGGAGTTGCGAGGACTAGGCATCGATAGTTACCTCGTCCTGCTCCAGAAAGAACCGGCCGCCGGTCTCCATGCCCACCACCTGCTCGCCGACGCGGTACACGACTGAGTCAAACAGGCTGTTCAGCTCCACGGTGTGTTTCGTCCCCGCGGTGCATGCCAGATGCGCGATGGCCTGGACGAAGGCCGGTTGAGTCACTTCGGATATGCAGTTCATTCGTGCTCTCCCTTGTACAAGCAAACGATTCGGATCTGACCATAGTCGGTCTTGAAGTCGGCGAGCGTTTCGATTTTGGCCTCGACGCATACCGCCATGTTTTCGAACTCCACCTGGGTCAGCGCTGGTTCGCTGCGCACTCCCAGAGCCAGTACCAGCATTACCGCGTGCGGTTCGATCACAGGATCACCCCGATTTCATACCCGTCGCGGTCTTCAACTGAGTCGAAGTCCTGCGCTGTGTACCCTTCGGCGATGTGCTGCTGTATCGCTGTTTCTTGCGCTTCCTTGAAGGAATCCGCAGCGACGAGCCACATCGTGGCGCTGTCCCAAGCGAAATGCTTGATGCTGACGTGAAACAGCTTCGAGCCCTTGCCGATAAACGATGCGGTCAGTTGAACTGATGGAGTGCTCATGCTCGCCCCTTGATCTTCCCGATGTACTGTTTAGCGGCCAGTAGGCTGGCGCATTCTTTCGTCCCGGTGCCGTGGCTCAGGCCTGTGATCCGCACGTTCAAGCGGTCGCAGTAGCCGTGGATCGGGAAGCCTTTGTAGAAGAGTGTCCACATGATCAGTACCCTGCCCAGTCGCGCATAGCCTTCAGGTCGTCGAAGTGCTCGCCGGTTTTCGCCACGACCACGTAACGCGGAGCGCCCTGGTAGTTCGTCCCTACCCGCATGTTGCGGTCGTACCAATCGTGGGTCGCTGCCCACTGCACGACGGAGATCGTAAGTCCTTTCGTTGCCTTTGCCATGCTTTGTTGCTCCTGGTCATATTCACGACTGTCGTGATTCTAGGTCACCCAAGCCCAACCGGGCTCAGGCGTCTATTGTCTCGTGTGGCAACCTGTTGTGTCGCGTTTCTTCAGACCGTCTCAAAGACTACGCAGACATCACACCACCATGGGCTCTCGACTGTCTCTACCGGCAGCCCGTACGTCAGGCACACGCATGCGATGGCGTCGTTCTTCGAATCCCCGGCTACCAACCAGGTATCGTTGTAACTGATGGGATCGTTCGAATACGCATGGCCAACGCTCATGTGTGGTTCTCCGATCCACGGGCGTTTCTCGGTGCGTACGTTGACGACGTAGAGGTTCTTCCCGGTGCCAATGTAGTCAGCGAGTTTCAGTGTTTTAAACATGGTGTATCTCCTGCTGTGGTTGAAGGTAATTTCTATCGGTGCGTCAGAGACGCACCACTTTGCACACGATCCCCGGGAAGGCCTTGTCGAGCCACGCCTGGAAGTCGGCGTCCAACATCGGGCAGTTGACGGTGTACACCCAGTACGCCCCGCCCGGTCTGACCTTGAAGGGTTGCCCCAGCCTGATCAGCGTCGCTTCAACTGTCGGGCAGTTCTCCTTGCCGAAGACGCTGAATTCCATATGCCCCGTCGCGCGGCACGACGCTACCCACTCCACCCGCTTGCGCCGCTTCTCGTCCCGTTTGGCTTTCGCCCGCTCGCGTTCCCGTTGCTGCCACTCCGGCAAAGCGTGCCCCTGCTTCGTTGGCGCGTCGGTCTTTACGCTTACCGCTCCGTTGTCCGTCAGCTTCTTGAGCGTATACCGCAGGTCGTCCGGGTTCAAGGTCGCCCCCGGCAGAGTGAACTCCCACCAGGTAGAACGACCGGGGAGATAGTCGATATTGAACTTCGTCCCGAGCTTCGTCAGGTAGTCGCTGACTATCATCCCCCGGACTGGGCCTTGCACGCGTATTGTGATCATCGGTGTCACCTCGTTGGTTAGGTCTCTTTATACTGCCGGTAGTGCAGCACGTCAAGCGGTACAAAACGTGTTTGTACCAATTCTACCGGACAGTTCAACCAAGGGACGCATAGCTTAAGTATATGTATAGCCCATACACATCAGCGTGTTTCATACGTTACGTGCGTAAGGCTTCGGAGAGGCTGGGTATGAAACACTTGTAATGGTTGTACCGCTATTCGGCGGACTAGTACGATTTTAGGTGGCGGACTAGTACGATTTTAGGTGGTGTTGGGATCAAATCGTACTAGGCGAAGTGGTCGGTTTGTGGGCACTTCGTCATAACTATCACGATAAGCTAGAAAAAAAAACATGAGGTGGGGTAGAGAGGTCGTAATACAGACTCGTTTTGTATCATTTTAGGCTTCTAAGCTATACCGATAGCGTTTGTATCGTTACTACCATGGGTGTGGATAAGAGCTTCGGTAGCAGCGCTAATACCAATTGATCTGTACCGAGGTCGCGCGCGACGCTCTCATATAAAAAAAGTTAACTAATCATGATAGTTATGAAGAAAACCAATAGATATAGGCATTTAGACTAGTAAAGTGGCTAGTAAGAAATCGTTATTTTGGCCGAAATCAACTAGTAAAGCGTAACACTTGAAACAGATGTAATGAAAAAGCCCTCTGCTGGCTGCTCAGAGGGCTTACATAAGGTATACAAATGAGTTTGGTATAGCTTAGCTAAGGGTTAGTTAAGCCTTCAGAAGCGCTAACAAGACGTCAGAAGCCAGATCCATCATGGCAGAGATAGCGCTAAGGGCTTCCGGGTTGTTAACGGCCTGGCGCTGTAGCGCTTCCAGCCCTCCCATAACCGAATCCATAGCGCTGTTAACTGGCTTAGCTTCGTTAAGGTCTTCGGCTTCGTCGTCTTCCGCTTCCTGGCTAAGCTTCTCGTCGCTGTCTACGGCTACCGGCTTAGGCTTAGCGTTAAGCTTACGGCAAGCGTCTGCTGCACGGCTCAGGTTCTTAGGCATTGGATCAGGCAGCACAACCGCCTTGAACACAGCCATGGCTTCCGACACCCTGTTACGAACGCTTGCCAGTGAACGAGCCTGTTCGTCGGTAGTCTCTGGATTCTCCAGCAGGTGCGCTGCTACGTAGGCATCCTGAAACGCTTCCCGTGCGGTGTCCTTCTCCACGAGTCCGCGTGCAGCCAGTGCCAGCCCCAACAGCTTGGTGGACGCTGACGACTCCGCCTTGGCAGCAGTGATCAGGTCAGAGCGCCAGTCTTGAATCGAGAAGCGGGCAGCAGCGGAGGTATCAACCGACTTGAGCTTGGACGGGGCAGGCTTGCGCGCAGGCTTCGAAGTCGACTTAGGTGCGGCCAGCTTTGTGCCCAGCAGAGAGGAGATGTTTGCAACGGAAGGGGTGGTAGCCATGTGTGTGTCTCCAGAAGTGTGGCGCTGTGCCGAGTAGCACAACGAGATCGAACTATACCACAACCGTTTCAAGCGTGTCGTCCGTGTCATCTCCAAATCACGACAGTCGTGACCCGCCAGGGCAGGCACTCCCCACAACAAAAGGATTCTTTCCGGCCAGCGAGGGCGGGCGTGGGGGCTGGGGCGCAACGAGGGTATGCCTTACCCATTGCCCCGACATGACGAACCCTAATTTCCTCATGTATAGCTACTAAACACCCCGTAAGCTAATTTTATGCCAACTTAGCAACCCTCCATAAAAATATTTTCCCGTAAAAATTCTTGACCTCCCCATAGCCGAACGCTATCTTGCCCGGACCGAAACTTCTCGCTCCCTGAACAGTGCCGAGAAGCAGATGGTCGCTAAGCCCTGCTGTAAGTCCCGGAGCCCCACACTCTGGTGCGTCAGGGCTAAGCTCTAATTCTAGCGTGGTGGAGAAGTGGTCTATCTCGCAAGGCTCATAACCTTGAGATCCCGGGTTCGAATCCTGGCCTCGCTACCAGTTCCAAGCTGATGACGCCGGTTCGATTCCGGCCACCTGCAACCAGCAGCCGAGGTAGAACCGGTATCCCGCCGGGGAGACGAGTAGGTATCACCCCGCCCTCGCGGCGCCGGATCAGGGTAACCGGCAACTCTCGCCACGCCGATCAAACCGCAGTACCCTCTGGCCCAGTGTATCAACCTCGGGCCGACCCTCATGCTACCCATCCGCCGTTCTACCTCCGCATCTGCCAGCTGGTTGGTACGTCATGTCGAGAACATGGCCCGCAAGCTCGGCAACAGCAACCTTGCCGGTGGAGCCAGTCGCAAGATCCTCGAAGGTTACCTTCTCGAAGCCCGCAAGAACGGCAAGGTGCTCAAGGCTACGATCCTCGACCTGCCGGCGTTCCTGCTGCTCGTTGGTCGTTATATCCCTGAAAATCAGCCGCTAAACCGTGACCAGTCGTTCGTTCAGACCCTTGCTCAGGGCCGGGACAGCTACATGCCGGGGAAACTCACGCAGGTGCTGGAGCCGCGTCTTGAGCCGCTGGTCCTGGCCGGGCCGTTGAATACGGTGCGCTTGGGTGTTCCCACGGGCGAGGAGAGCGTGAGTCCGACCCGGTACTGGGGTCTCGGGGTTCCGTTCAAGGGGGTCGGGATGACCCACGTGTACTCGGCGATCCGCGGGGGAGCAGACCGGTGGCCCATGAGTTATGCGACCAACGGGGAGCCGTTCGTGTGGAGGCTGGTGATCGAGGCGCCGACGGTGGTCAGGTGGGTGACGACGGACGGGGAGACGGTACAGACGCCCCAGGATCCTCAGTCGGCAGCGAGCGGGTGGACACTTGAGATCGGGGAGCAGGCGCTCAACGGCGGGGCGACGGCGATAACACGGCTGCTCGATGCGCCGGAGGCGAGCTACGAGTTGAACTGGGAGGGAGCCCAGTACCCGTGGATGGCGGCGGGGCGGCCGGTTTCGTTCACGACGGACACGGGCGACCTCGGGTTTCGTATCACAGTTGCTTGTCACGTGACGTACGAGGCGGCCGGGCCGTACTACTGGTATGACTCGGTTGAGCGGCCAGATGACCCGAGCGGCGGAGGTGGGGCGTGGAGCGAGGGGAGTAACGGGGTCAGTAGCCCGAGCGGCGGGGTCCCGTCGGGGGCGAAGGGGTTGTGGGCGGCGGACATAGAGGTGGTTGGGCCGGCGGCACGGGTGGTGAACAGCTACCGTGTGTTTGGCGGGTCGACGGACCGGGAGCCGTTGCTCAGGGACAGGACACGGTTCGGCGGGTTGGGGACGTGGTACCTGAACAACCTGACATACCGGGCGCCCATGTGTACGGTGGAGAACGAGGACGGGACGAGGACGTCGGTGATGATCAGCGCCACGTTCGTGGAGCGCACGCCGGACTGGTACAACTTCGGGGCGGACCCGGCTTACTCGAGCAAGGAGTTTGTCGGGGGTCTGTTCGTGGACGTGACGTGGTTCGACAACGGGGCGGTGCGCAGGCAGAACCTGACCACGACGGAGCTCAAGCGGGGAGTGTTCCACGCGGACGTGGGGGAGGCGCCTTACAACGGGACGAACGTGGCGTTCGATATCGGGGATGCGGACGAGGACAGGTTCACGATAGGGGCGGACACGGATGGGACGAGCGTCGTGTTCCCGGTGTTCTCGGCGTTCGAGCCGGGCGAGCTGCCGCGGTTGCGGGTGTACGTGGCGACGCGGGACGGGGTCCAGCTTCGGTACAGCGGCAAGCCGGGGTTCGCCTGGTGCGTGGCGTGCGCGACCGGAGAGCAGATGATTTACAACTACGGCGTGGTGGACAGGCCCCTCTCGGGGGAGGCGCAGTACGGCGAGTGGATCACGTTGCCGGCGCCGTATGACCACGTGACGTACATCGGCAATGGCAGGTTCATGTTCTACGTCTCGCACGAGCTGTCGGAGCGCCCGGCGGACAACTTTTTCTGGGCGCCGGCGGGCTCCATCGGCGTGGCTACTTACAATCTGGAGACCGACGAAGTGCGGCTCGAAGGGGTCGTGGACAGCCAGCAGGTGTCGAACGGATTCGGCGCGGAATCGCCGTACACGGCGCAGCAGGCTTGGTTCTACGTGTCGGAGACCAGTGCGTATACGGTCCCGGTGTTCGCGAACTCGGCCAAACTGGGGAGGATCGAGGTGCTGCGCCCGGAGGGTGCGGGCTATGATCCGACGGACGCGAACTCGCCAGGGCATCCGGCCACGTTGATCGTGACCCAGGGGAAAGGGCAGCCGGGGCTGAATCTGGCGGACTGGGACAACGACGACATCACACAGGGGCGGACGTGGATCAGTTATGATTCCGGCAAGACATGGACCCTGATCATGAACTACGGCTCGCCGGTCGGGGCGTTCCACGCAGGTAACGCAGCACAGGCCCGCACAGAGCCTGTCGTGAGGGTTTGAGATGGCATATCTGTACACGGCCGCGGTCAACATACTGGACTCGGCGCAGGTCGATCTGTTCTCGGATGTCGTGTTCCTCGACCTCGAGACGGGCGCGTATCAGGCGAACAGCGTCGACCTCTCCGGCGTCAAGGCCTGGATACTGGCGAATCTGGGGGACAGGCCGCGCAGCTCCTCGATAGGATTTCTGGGCTATGAGCCGAGTCAGGGGTCGGTATGGGCGTACAACGGGTTCTACTTCGTCGTCGATGTGAACTCGAAACCGAGTCTTCCGGCATCAGCCGTGTACCGTGTGCTGAACCCGACGGACCAGCAGCCGTTTGCCTACGCGCTGGGGATGGACGCGACAGGTGTGTACTTCGTGGCCGACTCGAACGGGGGATCGCTGGTCAGGATAGGGTTCGACGGCAGCGTCTCGACGGCCTCGATTGGCACTCCCTTCACGCGCAACCCGCTGGGATGCCCTCTGCTCTGGCGCAACGGCACACAGCTGCGAGCGTTTGGGCAGGTCGGTACCGACTTCAGTTCGTCCATGCGCGGGGCCACTGGGGAGTTCACGGTGCTGGGCAATGGCTCAGGGCTGGATGGGGCGCGTGTCGCGTCGGGAGTTGGACTGAACCGCGGCACGCCGTTCGCCGGGTATTTCTACGGGTACCAACCGCTTGCGGGGAACGACACCTCGACGCAGGGACAGGGGTTCATCCGGGCGGAGAACCAGAGCGCGACGGCGTGCGACCTGAAGTCGGTGTGGTTCACCACCGATGGGCAGGGCCTGTTGCAGGTTTACTTGCAGACCAGCCACGTGCGCAACGACGGAAGCGGGTTTTATCTGAGCGGCGTGGAAGTAGGCACGATCTTTGACATGGAGAAACTGGTTGTCGACCAGTTCGTCAAGGACGGGCGCTCGTACCAGATCGGCGGTTTCAGCGGCGTCCAGGCGCAGGGCCTGTTCGGCACCGCCCCGCCATGGGAGCCGGACGCCCCGGGAGCACCAGTGCAGTTCTGGACCAACGTGGTACAAGCGGTTGAGACCGTGTAGAGTGAACCGACGCGCGGCCGCGCGATCCTAACCAGACACCCAAAGGAGTCATGGCCATGACTGCAAAAAAGACTGCCGACAAAGACGCTGACAAGACCGCCGCCCCGGCGCCTGCCGTGGTAGCTGCTGACGGCGCACCGGTTCCGGCTTCCGGTGGCATTGGCGAACTGGCTCCAGGTCAGACTGACCCGGCGCTCAGCACCGAGACGGAGACCGCCACGGTCACCACCGAAGACGGCGACAAGGCCACTCTGGAAGTGCCGAAGGCGCCGGGCGCAGCGGCTGCTGTTGCCGAGCGCGCGAAGATCGACCTGCGCCAGCGCGGCGTCGTTCCTCAGCCTGAAACCGTGAACGGCAAGTCCGTGATCGGGAAGAAGCTGAACGACGCAGGGACTGAATGGGTCGACGACCCGGACTACGTTGCGCCGTCAGGCGCTGTGAGCACGTTCTACGACCGCATCGGTCTGGCGTTCACCAACGAAGCCCAGCGGCTCGTGGTGGAGGAGCTGGCTCGCCATTTGGGCATCGACGACGATGCGGACGCCGAACTGCAAACGCTGCCAGAAGGTATGTCCTCGGTTAAGTCCGTCGCCAGCCAGCGTCAGGATCTGAATAAACTGGGCTAGGCCCGCGCCAAGGAAGCAACGCAGCACTGGACGCAGCCCCAAGGATGGGGCACCATCCTCTCCAGCAAGCCGTCGGCCCATGGAGAAGACGCATGAAAATCCGCTTTCGCACGCAAGACACCCGCCGTTCGTGGGCCCGCAAGCTCAACGCCCTGTTCAAACCGCTTAACCTCGCCGCTGCCAAGCTGCCTTTTCGCGAAGTCCCGGATACCTGGTACCAGTGGGAACGTGAACTCGAGTCTGTTCGCCGCGCGTTGCTGACGACCTACAACCTGAAGGGGGTCGGCCACTTCGACGTGGCGTTCACCCGGCAGATGTGGGCTCGCAACCTGAATCGTCTGTCTGCTGCCATCGAAGCCGGACCGGTAACGCCGTAAGGAGCTTCGTATGCTGGGCGACGTTCTGCCAGTCCAGATCCGGGTAGAGCCGGGTCACCAGATCATCTATCGCTCCCGCGATAACCCGGTGTCCCTGACGTTCAAGCAGTGGAACGGACGCAAGGACAGCGCTCTCGACTTCAGCAACATCACCCGCATGGTCATGGTGTTCACCAACGTCGAACCGCAGATCTCGTTCGACTCGGATCTGATGCCGGATGTGTTCACATGGATCGGCGCAGCGCCCGGGCAGATCAAGTTGGAGCTATCCCAGTTCGACTACCCGGCATCGGACGCTGGTTACGAAGCGCTGCTGATCGCCTTTGACGCCCAGCACCCGGACGGTCAGGTGCTGACCAGTCGCGAGGGGTACGCCAAGGTGACGTTCTCGGTCGCCGAGACGTACATCAGCGGCACCCCGCTACAACCGCTTCCTACAGGCGATCTCCAGTCGATTCGACGCACCGCCGGCACCACGGTCAGCGCGCTTCGTGTCCTGTATGAAAAGCAGGGGCTGGTCTACCCGGTGGACACAGCGACCGCGGACGTGTTCCAGATCATGGGTGTGTCGATCAGCAGCGGTGTTGCCGGAGCGCAGATCGTGATCCAGACCGAGGGCTACATCGAAGACTCGAGTTGGAACTGGGACACTTCGAACGGTGGCCTCGTATTCGCAACAAGCGGCGGCATACTGACTCAGACGCCGCCTACAATCGGTTGGGACGTAGTGGTCGGTTTCGCCACCTCGCCGACCCGACTAAATCTCGATATGGATGAGCCAGTCTTTCTGGCGTAGGAGACAGCATGGCTGGCAAAAAGTACATGAGCCGTTCCGGCGGCAAAAACGTTCTGGTCGCGGCTACGCAGGCTTCGGCCGGCGCGGCCAATGCGGGCGACATCGTGGCTCTGGGCGCTGACGGCAAGATCGACAGCTCCATGGTAACCGGCGGTTCCGGTCCTTCGACTCGTCCCATCGTGGCCAGTGAGGCTATCGGCGCGGGCAAGTTCGTGAACATCTACGCCAACGCGGGCGTGTTAAACGTCCGCCTGGCCGACAACTCCAATAACCGCCCGGCCAATGGCTTTGTGCTGACAGCGGTGGCGAGCGCAGGTACCGCGGCGGTCTACGATCTGGACGCGGTGAACAGCGGGCTGTCGGGCTTGACCATCGGCGCTGACTACTACCTCGGTACCGCCGGCGGCGTCATTACCCCCGCGCTGGACTCCACCACGGCGACCGCCGGCAGCATCGACCAGAAGCTCGGCGTGGCACTCAGTGCGACTGAGCTGGATACCGACGACCACGACTACGTGGTGCTCTGATGACCGCCCGCAAGCCGCTGGTTCGTGTAGGAGGTAAGAACGTCCAGTTGCCGGCGGGCGACACCCTGGCCGGGGTAGGGGATTTTCTCAAAGATGGCTCTGTCGCCATGACAGGAGCCCTAAATCAGGCGCCGATCCGAGCGCATAACCTCGATTCTGGGACGGGGGTCGGCGGCGGATATATCGTCGACGCGGACCTGAACTTGGCTAACACCCTTCAGGCAAGCGGCTCCAGTGATCTGGTCGGGCTGGGTTCAATCGCATCGGGGGCAATCAGAGTTGTTATCTTCTCTGGCGCACCGATAATCCGCTACAACGCCGCAAAAATGCAGCTACTTACCGGTGCCGACATCCAGGTCCGGGCCGGGGACACTGCTACCTTCGAGTCCCTTGGTTTCGACGCAGGTCAGACCATCGGCAACTGGAAAATGATCGGCTACGCCCGAGCTGACGGCACTGCTTTAGTAGCGCCAGCGGGCGGCACCGGCGACTTTAAAAAAGATGGCTCTGTCGCCATGACGGGTGCTTTCAACGAAGCCCCGCGACTCCCGATCACCATCGTCGGCGGGATACTGCAAGCGTCCATTGTGGCGGCGAACACTTTCACCTACGGCGGCAACCCTTACATCGACGGTATCGACACTTTACCGGATGGCGTGCGTCGTGTTATCGAGTTCAGCAGCACACCCATCATGCGCCCGAGTGCCAATTTCATCTTGCTGGCGACCGGCGAAATTCAAGTGGCCGCCGGGGATCGCGCTGAATTTATTAGTCATGGCAGCGGCGTGTGGGAAATGCTTTGGTACGTTCGAGCGAACGGCACCGCTTTGGTAGCTCCCGCTGGCGGTACGGGGGACTTCAAAAAAGACGGCTCCGTCCAGATGACCGGCGCGTTCCGGCAAGCGCCAAGTGTCACGGTCGATTCGACCACTAACGTACTGCCTGTCGGCGCGGCGGCCAGCGACAACATCAACGTAACTGGCACCAGCGCCATCGACTACTTCGACGACGTAGCGCCAGCGGGCACGCGCGTGGTGCTGACCTTCAATAGCGTTCGCACCATCGGCGACTTCCCGCCGTACATAGACCTTCCGGGCGGGTCCATTACGACTGCTGTTGGGGACACGGCTGAGTTCCTTTGCACCGCTGCTCAGCAGTGGAAGTGCCTGTGGTATGAGCGCGCGAACGGCACTGCGCTCGTGGGTTCGCCGGACAACACCAAACTCCCGTTGATTGGTGGTCAGATGACCGGCCCGTTCAACGAAGCTTACGGCAGTGCAGCGCTGAGCGGCGGAACGTTGACCTTCGGTGCTAACGGCAACTCGGCATTCGTTTCAGCCAACGCTGGTGACCAGATAAGCGCCATTGCCGATCCGTCTGTTACCACGTCCGGCGCTACCCGGCGCATCGTGTTCGTTAACGCTGGCATCATCCTCGTTCACGGCAATCTTTTTGCTCTACCAACACAGGCCAACATCACGGTTCGTCTATTCGACTCGATCATTTTGCAGGCCGATTCCGCTATCGCATGGCGTGTGATCAGCTACCAGCGCGCCGACGGCAGCTCGTTGGTTGGCTCGCCGGACGCAACCAAGGTCCCACTGACGGCCGTCGGCGCCGCCAACGGCGTAGCACCGCTCGGTGCCGACAGCAAGATCGCTTCCGCCTACCTGCCCAGCTACGTAGACGATGTCCTCGAGTTCGCGAACCTTGCGGCTTTCCCTGCGACGGGCGAGACCGGCAAGATCTACATCGCCATCGACACCAACCGCGAGTATCGCTGGTCAGGCAGCGTATACACGGCCATCGTGGCTTCGCCTGGCACGACCGACAACGTTCCCGAAGGCACGACGAATCTCTACCTCACCGCAGCGCGTGTGCTCAACGTCGCGCTGGCCGGCCTATCACTGGCCACCGGTACTGCGGTAATCGCCACCGACTCCATCCTCGTGGCCGTCGGCAAGCTCCAGAAACAGATCACGGACCTCACCGCTGTGGTTGCCAACAAAGAGCCGACCATCACGGCCGGCACTGCGGCGCAGTATTGGAATGGCAGCAAAGTCTTCACCGACTTCGCCGGGTCTGTACGCAGCGCTGTGCTCACCGCGATCTCTTTCGGTACCAGCACGCCCGTCACCGCAACAGACTCCGTGCTGACTGCGATCGGCAAGTTACAGGCCCAGCTGACGGCATACGGCGGCGTCTTCCGCACCGAGACCATCGCCACCTCCTCAGTCGGCCAGACTTCGTACGCCGTCCCAAACGGCTACACGGTCGGGTCGATCATCGTCTTCTTCAACGGCGTGCTCCAGGCGCCGGCTGACTTCACTGCAACAGATGGCGCTAACGTGGTTCTGGCATCCGGCTCACTGACCACCAGCGACATCATGTCCGTTCTGGTAATCGGGGCAGTGCGCGCGCAGGACGATGCGCTCCTCCAGTACACGGTCGCCACTCTACCCGCGGCGAACGCCAACCTCGCCAAGCTACGCTACTGCACGAATATGGCCGGCGGCGCAGGTCCCGTCTTCAGCAACGGCACGCAGTGGCTTCGCGTTGCCGACAACACAGTGGTGACCACGTAATGGCCTATAACGTAAACGATGCGAACATCCGAGGGCTTAAGCTCAGCGTCGGGGCGGACGGCACCACTGTCAGCTTGTCGCCCGGCTTCGCCTACATCCCGAACCAAGGCCGAGCGCTGCTTCAGACTGACATGACGGTTGCCGTGACAGGGGTCGTCAGCGCATGGCGCCATTTCTACATAGCCAACGACAACGGCGTTCTGGCGTTCGAGGCTTCGGCCACCACGCCGGCGGACCCATATCAGGGCACGGCTCGCACCAAGTCGAATGATCCGACGCGTCGATATCTGGGGTCGCTGTACTTCAACGCGGCCGGCATTACGCTGGCCTTCCTGCACAGCCAGGTCGGTGACCGGGCCAACCGGATCAGCTTTGTCCCGCCCGGCGGCGCGGCTATCGCTCAGTCTCGACTGCTCAACGTGGCCACTGGCACCGCGCCTACGGTGGTGGACGCCTCGGCGGTCGTTCCGATGACGTGCCGCCTGATGTACACGCTGATCAACAACACGTCCACCAGCGACGCCTACATCGGCACGCCTGATACCGGAACGCTGTCGACCACCAACTTCTTGCTGTTCGTAAAGGCGAACCAAGCCGGCCAGTTTGATGTTGAAGTCAACGGCAACCAGTTGCTGAACTACTTCCTCAACGGCCTTATCACGGTAGGCGGCCTGACCATTCAGGTCCGCGGTTATCTTTTTGACAGGTGATTTATGACCGCAAACCGTGACAATTCGAACTCCAGATACTACAGAACCCATGAACGATACATCGATGGGTATAACCTCGTCTGGAATACAGGTACAAACGTCACGATCTCGGCGGGCAGCGCTTACATCCCGGGGCTGGGTCGTAATTGCGTACAAAATGCTCCTTCGACCTTGGCCATTAATACGTCTGGCCTGGTCGCGAATACTTGGTACCACGTCTATCTATATGAGGCCGCAGGTTCGCCATCTGTGGAGCTTGCCGCCACCGCACCCGTAGGTTACAGCGGTTTCGCTAAGACCAAGACCGGTGACAACACGCGTCGTTACTTGGGCAGCGTCTGGTCGAATGCTTCTTCACAGTTGACCAAGTTCTATGCAGACAATACGCGCTACCGCTGGGCAAGTTTTGACGTTGCTCAAATGCGCCTATTGGCCAACGGGCAAGCCACTACCACTACGGCGATTTCGACTCTCGGTTTCGCACCACCAACGGCCACCAAACTCTATGTGAAGCTAAACAACTATCTGACTGGGCCGGCTACGCTCTTGCAGCTCGGTCCGACCAGCACTGATCCTCAGCAGATCATCCTCCAAGGGTCAACTAACGTAGCTACCCTGCAATACGGGGACGTGGACATCCCACTGGCTCAAGTTTGGTATTCATTCAACACCACCCCTCCCGCGGGTGGCGGCGGATTCATCGACGCGTTTGGCTTTGAAATTACGAGGTGACATGTGAAATACGCAATTACAGAAGTCGGGGTTTTAAGCTACCGCGCTGTTGCGGATGATTTCGATCCCGCGGATTTGGCTGAAAACGAAAGGTTGGTAGACGCACTCCCGCAAGAATTTCTCGACCGCATGGCTGCTGCCGAGCTGCTGGCCAGTCAGACCGCGCAGCTAAACGCGCTGACGCGCCAGGCCAACGCGCAGGTTTCAGCCCTGGCTGGTCGCGTCTCGACGCTCGACTACCTGATTAATGGGCAGGACGAGGAAGACCCGGACTACATGGCGCCCACGGCCGCCGAGATCGCCGAGCTGCCCCAGCGCAAGACTCAGCTCAAAGCCTGGAACACATACACGGTCAAGCTGGGCCGTGTCACTGGTGCTGCCGGCTGGCCAGCAACCCCGACGTGGCCTGTTATGCCTGAGCCCTATACCAGCGAGACCTCGGCCCTTTCCGCTCCCACCGAGTGACGAGTCGCTTCTGCGTTGCATCTACGGTATAGTCCGGCCAAACGCCATACTGGAGATGCAACACATGAGCGGCAACGTTGAAGACCCGCGCACGGGGATTCAGTTGTTTTCGCCCGCCGGACCTGAGTTTCGGCCAGAGTGGGATCAGCGACTGGTAGTCGACTTCGCACTTGGCACAACAACCGAAACGATCCTCGAGGTTCACAATCTCCAAGCCCACCAGTTTGACGCTATCTGCCGCGCGCCTACCTTCGTCATGGCTGTCGCCGACCTGAAGAAAGCACTGGAGAAAGAGGGCGCCAGCTTCAAGTTCAAAGCGGGCCTGCAAGTCGATTCCTACCTTAGCGTCGCTCACAACATGATCACCGATCCCGAGATGGACCCGCGTGTCCGCACTCGCCTGATCGAGGACATGGCGCGCTGGGCGGGCTACGATCAACCAGCGCAGGTGGGTGGGGGCGCTGGAGCGGGCCGTGGTTTTGAAATCAATATTCAGTTTGGCGTGGGCGGCAACCGCTCAGGCCTGACAATCGACGCGGACGAGATCAATGGGAACTAAGCTCTACGCGCCGGAACCGATTGCCGAGGCGTTCATCCTCGACGACAAGTTCTATACCTTCATCGTCGGCCCAGTCGGTTCTGCGAAGACGACTGCGATCATGATGAAGATCGTCCACCGGGCGAAGCTTCAGGCGCCGTCTCCAGTAGACGGAGTGCGCCGCACCCGGTGGGTGGTCGTCCGTAACACCATGCCGCAGCTGAAGGACACCACGCTCAAGTCGTGGTTTACGTGGTTCCCCGACGGGCAAGCGGGTAACTGGGTCTCCAGCACCAACACGTTCTGGATGAAGTTTGGCGACGTCGAGGCGGAGATCATGTTCCGCCCGCTCGACACCGCGGACGACGTTCGGCGTGTACTGTCGCTGGAAGTCACCGGGGCCATCCTCGACGAGTTCACCGAGATCCCTGCGGCGATCATGGAGGCGCTGTCTGGCCGGTGTGGTCGTTACCCTTCGGCGGTCGACGGTGGACCTACCTGGTGGGGTATGTGGGGCGCTACCAACCCCGGCAACGAAGACAACTTCTGGTTCGATTGGCTGTACAGTGACTGGGAAGAGGATCTCGACGGCAAGATCAAGGCCGCCAAGCTGGGTTACTACCAGCAGCCAAGTGGGTTCAGTCCTTACGCGGAGAACATCGAAAACCTGCCGGGCAAGCGCGACTACTACGTCAACTTGGCGTCCGGTAAGTCCGAGGCCTGGATCAAGCAGTACATCGAAGTCAACTGGGGATACAGTCTCAAGGGTCTGCCGGTATACCGAGCGTTCAAGCCCGACCTGCACGTGGCCAAGCGCCCGCTGATTTACAACCCGCACTTGCCGCTGGTCATCGGTTTCGACCCCGGCTACGTGTGGAGCGCGGCGATACTGGGGCAGCAGGATGGCCACGGACGAATCGCCGTTCTGCGTGAGGTCATCGGCCATCAAACGGGTGCCAAGCGGTTCTGCAATGAAAAGCTCAAGCCCATGATCGCTATGAACTTCCCCGGCGCCCAGATCATCATTAGCGCCGACCCCGCATCCAAGTCCAGCGCTCAGACAGACGAGCAGAGCGTGTACAAAGTCCTCAAGGAGGAGATGGGAGTTCCGGTGAAGACCGCCGCGACCAACCTCCTTGAGCCGCGGCTGGCCGCGGTCGAGGACTACCTTACGCGCCTCACCGACGTCGGCCCAGCGCTGATCATCGACCCCTCGTGCACTACCCTTATCCGTGGATTTAAGTCAGGATACCGGTATAACGTCTCAAACAAGGGCGCTCAGGCCGACGTGCCGGAGAAGAACGAGTACAGCCACCCCCACGACGCCTGTCAGTACCTGGCACTGGCGTTCAAGGGTGAAGCGTTTCGTGACGCCAAACGCCGCAAGGCGGCGAGCGTTGGCTTCACCGGACACCAGCAGAACCCATACGCTTACTAGGTGAATCATGGCAGACGAAATCTTAGACCCGGACGCAGAATCCACGAAGCACGAAGGCACGCCGGAAGGCAAGGCCAAGCTGGGTGGGGTTCTGTCCGGGCGGTTTGCCACCTACAAAAGCGAACGCAAGATCGCCGAAAACCAGTGGCTGCTAAACGTTCGCCAGTTCCTCGGCAAGTACGATCCGGCGCTTGAGCAGGTCATGGCCAAGGGCATGAGCCGCGCCTATCCGAAGATCACCCGGGTGAAGTGCACCAGCATGAAGTCGCGGCTCATGAGCCTGCTGTTCCCGGCTGGCGAAAAGAACTGGAGTATCAGCGCCTCGCCGGTACCGAACCTGCCGCTGGATACCCTGATCGAGGCGCTGGACGCCTGGCGCCTTCAGAACCCCGGCGCGCAGCCTACACAGGATCAGCTCGACAAGCTCGTGGCGGATACCGCGGAGAAGATCGCGGACTTTCAGGAAAAGGTCATCGACGACCAGCTTCAGGATATCGACCCGTACAACTCCACCGACTACGAAACGCTGGTGGGCAAGGTCGTTACGTCCTCCGTCCTCTACGGCCCTGGCGTCGCCAAGGGTCCGATGACCGTCAAGGACACCCTCACCCGGTTCGAGATCGACGCAGGCGGCATGCCCCAAGTGGTGGAGGTGGAGGGGTATCGTCCGTATTACGAGTTCGTGCCGTGCTGGAACTACTACCCCGAGATGGGCGCCACTACGTTCGACCAGATGGAGGGCGAGTTCGAGCGCCACGTCTACTCGAAGCACCAAGCGCTGGAGTTGGCCAAACGCGCTGACTTCGACGGTAAGGCGATCCGCGACTACGTGCGTACGCATCAGGACGGAAACTACGTCAAGCTTAGCTACGAAAGCGATCTCGAGTCTATCGGCGGCAGCCAGAACACTACCTCGCTACCTAAGGGGTCGAAGTACGAGTTCATCGAGTATTGGGGCAGCGCCCCGGGCAGAGAACTCGCCGACGCTGGGTGCGATGGCATCGACTCGGACGAGATGGACGATGACGTCCGGTACACCGCTTGGATCGTCGACAACACCATCATCAAGATCGGCCGCAATCCTTTCCCGGAAGGATCAAAGGTGTACCACCAGTTCATCTTCGAGGAAGACGAAGTGAACCTGCTGGGCTCCGGGCTCCCACCGATTATGCGCGACAGCCAGCTGGCTATTGCGAGCGGCGCTCGCATGCTGATCGACAACGCCTCCGTGGCGTGTGGCCCGAACGTCGAGGTCAACACCGACCTCCTCGACCCCACCCAGAACGATATGTCGATCAAGCCTTTCAAGGTGTGGCGTACCGAGGGCAATACTACCGGCGGGCAGGTTATCCGGTCGATCAACTTCGAGTCCCGGATCACCGAGATACTGGCGCTGATGAACCAGTTTCAGAAGTTTGCCGACACCGAGACTTTCGTCAACCCGCTGACCAATGGGGACATGGAGGGCGTGTCTGGCGAGGCCATGCGCACAACCGGCGGCGCCTCGATGATTTACGGCAACGCCGCGCTGCCGTTCCGAGACATCGTACGCAACTTTGACCGGTTTACCGTAAGCGTGATCCACGCGCTGGTGCAGTGGAACCTCGTGTTCAACGCCGACCGCGACAAGTTGGCAGGCGATACACGGCCGGTGCCGCGCGGCGCCACGTCGCTCATGGCCAAAGAGATGCGCTCGTTCGCCCTCGACAACCTCGCGCAGACGCTCTCGCCGGAAGACATGGTTTACATCAACCGCCAGGCGCTGCTCGAGGAACGGCTGAAGGTCCGAGACCTGCCGCTCAATAGCATCATGGCGACGAAGGAACAGATCGCTCAGAACCAGCAGCAGCAAGCGCAGCAAGCCCAGCAAGCGAGCCAGCAGCAAGCCGCTATGGCACAGGCTACGCTGGAGAACTTGAACAGCGACACCGCTAAACAGCTGACTCAGGCCCAGAAGAACCTTGACTCGGCCGACGCCACTATCTTCAAGGCGCTGGTGGACGCCATACAGGCGGGAGCCTCCTTAGATGAACTTCAGTCAATCACGGCAAGAGCTGGTCAAAGTCGCGCAGACGTCAATCGGCCACCCGCTGCTACTGGGCCTGCGCCAGTATCTGGAATCGCAAGAATTGGCGCTGCTGGGTAAACTTGGTACCGAGCGTGAGCCAGTGGAAATGTACCGGTTACAGGGGCAAGTGGCGCAGGTTCGCGGTATGATGAAGGACCTGTCCGCTCGTGTAGAGTCACAGGACAATTGACACCCAACCGATTCTGGAGTAAATAGCCACCATGTCGAATGCCAATGTTGATACGAACGATACGCCGGCCGCTGATGGGTTTGACGAAGCGTTCGAACAAGCGTCAAGCGGACTGCCAGCTCCAGCGGCTGAGGCAGCGAGTACCCCCGACGCCGGGAATAAAGAACCCGAGGTTGCTCCAGTTCCTGATGCGCCGCAAGCAGAGCCAGCGGCCGCTGACGTCGCCGCTCCGGCGGAGCCGTCTACCGAACAGGTAGCCGCAGACATCGAAGCGAAGGCCGCGGCCGGTCAGCAGCCCGCGGTAGCTGCTCCAGCCCCTGCTCCGGCCCCCGCTCCCGTACCGCAGATCGATCCAGAGTTTCTTGCCCAAGCCATCGCCGAAGCTAACCGCCGCAGCAAGCCAGCGGAACCAGCTCCGACACCGGCCAAGCAAGAGTATGTACCGGTCACTGCCGAGGCGTTTCTGAACGACGCCGATAAGGCCGGCCTGGCCAAGTTCAAGAACGAGTGGCCAGATGAATTCCCAGCCCTTCAGGCCCTTATCAAGGCCGAAGCGCAGGCGATAGTAGCCAACTCCAACCATCAGTTGGTTACGCAGCTCGACAGTGTTCTGGCGCCGCTTCAGGAGTCCACCCAGAAAGCGGAGGTGAACACTCACATGGGCGCGATCCGCGCAGCCCACCCTGATCTGGATTCGATTCTGGATAAGGTACCTGCGTGGATTCAGTCTCAACCCACTATCCTGCGGCCGCAGTTCCAGAGCATCTACCAGAATGGTAGCGCTGGAGAGGTGGTTGAGATGTTGAATATGTACAAAGCGTCGGCCAACCCGGGTGCAGCGCCAGCGACACCAGCCCCGGCAGCTGCGCAACAGACTCCGGCACAATCCGCTAAACCAAAGGCCGCTGTCGCTCCGGCGGCTGTCGCGGCTACAGCGGCAGTACCGGCGTCGCAACGCACCAACCAGTCCAAGGGTACCGACCCGAACGACTTCGACGCTGCGTTTAACGAAGCTGCTGCGCACACCTCTTGACCGACTGATACCGAAGGAGCAACACCATGGCTTATACTGGCACCACGTACGGTGACATCACTCCACGCCAGAATGCCTATTCTGTCGTGGGCTTCCTGGAACGCGCTATCCCGCTGATGACCATTGAGAAATTCGCTCAGGTCTTCGTGGTGCCGCCAAACAACACCCAGACGGCCAAGTTCCGCCGCTACTTCATCGCGGGCGGTACCGGCTCTTACAGTGGCAACGCTGGCAACTACAGCATGCCACTGGCGCTGACTCCGCTGACCGAGGGCGTGACTCCGGTCGGCAAGAAGCTGGCGAGCAAGGACTACACCGTACAGATGCAACAGTACGGCGACTGGATCGGCTTCTCGGACGTCATCGAAGACACCCACGAAGACTACCCAGCGGTCCTGCGCGAGCTGATGAACGCGTTGGGCGAGTCCGCTGCGCACACCGTGGAAACCCTGCGCTACAACGTTCTGAAGGCGGGCACCAACGTGTTCTACGCCAACGGCGCGACTCGTGCTGCGGTCAACACTCCGATCACCCTGCGCCTGCAACGCAACATCACTCGTTCGCTGAAGCGTCAGAACGCCAAGATGATCTCGACTTCCCTGAAGTCGTCCGTGGCGTACAACACCCAGCCAATCGAGGCGGCGTTCGTCGCGCTGTGCCACCCTGACGTTGAGAACGACATCCGCGACATGGATGGCTTCATCAACATCAAGCACTACGCACAGGGCTCCGCGTTCGAAGGCGAGATCGGTTCGGTCGAAGACGTGCGCTACATTCGCTCGACCGTGTTCGAGTCGTTCCCGGACGCAGGCGGCGCTAAAGGCACCGGCGCTGCCGAAATGATCTCGACCACCGGCACCAACGCTGATGTCTACCCGGTGATCTACCTGGCACGTGACGCTTTCGGTGTGGTTGCCCTGCGCGGCAAGAACGTGGCGAACATCATGGTCGTTCAGCCGAAGGCCACCGAGTCCGATCCACTGGCTCAGCGCGGCACCGCCGGTTGGAAGCTCTGGAACGCCACCGTGATTCTGCAAGACGCCTTCCTCGTGCGTCTGGAAGTGGCGGCAAGCGCAGGTAATGCGTAAGCTGTAAGCAGGAAAAGCAGACAACCCCTTCGGGGGTTGTTTTCTATCAGCGCAAAACAGCCGTCCGGGAACCTTCCATGACCTGTATCAGAATCGACGTCGCAGACAATGGTTTCGTGCTCGAGTACGACGACCCAGAAGTTCGCGCCCTCAATCGCGGCGATGGTCCATGGCAAGACCCGAGTCGAAGCCGCGTTTACTCCACTGTGGAAGCGCTGGCCGCTGACCTGAAGACCGTCCTGCCGTTGTTCAAGACGCAAGACGAGGAGATGGACAAGGCCGCCGTTTACAAAACAGCCCTCAACGAAGCGTTCGCTAAAGGAACAAACTGATGTCTAATCCAGAGAACAAGGGCAGCCTCGAAGCTTCCATGAGTCTGCCTACGCAAGGGTTCGAGCAGCCCGCGAAACGGGCCCGCGCCTCCCGCGCCAAGCCTAAGAGCGAAGCGAGCGTCGAAGACATCCCTCGCGAGGCCAACGAGAAGCTGTACAAGGTGGTCCTTCATGACAGCAAGGAGATCCCACCGAACGGCCAGATGATTGGCGTCAACGGCAAGCAGTATTTCATGAAGCCCGGCGTAGTATACAATGTGCCGAAGACGGTGCTCGAAGTGCTGAACCATGCGATCCATGGTCTGCCTGACGTCGATGAAAACATGCAGGTCGTTGGCGTACGCCAAGCCCCGCGTCTGCCGTACACCCTGCACCCGGACTAAGCCATGAAACTCAAGGAAATGCTGGAAGAACTGCGCGAGAACATGCTGCGTGACGAGTCCGACCAGATTTCCCCCGGCGACCACGTTTCGATGTGGTCGCAGGCTACCTTGGTCCGCTATATCAACGACGCGCAGAATCGGTTCTGTATCGGTACCAAGTTCCTGCGCGACGAGTCCACCCCCGAGATCTGCAATATCGTGCTCGTCGCCGGACAAGAGAGTTACGACCTCGACCCTCGCGTTATCGACGTGTTCGGCGTCCGCAATGGCGTCCGCCGCCTGCGCCGCGGTACCTACGGGGCTCTGTTCAGCAGGTCAGGCGACCAAGCGATCAGTTCGATGTTCTGCGATAACGACCTCGTTCGTTGGCAGGAGCAGCCAGACAATTACCCTACTCTTTTCTACACCGACCGCGAGACCCAGAAGATCGGCGTCTACCCGCGCCCGGGGATTAAAGCAGCGGGGCAGGTGCTGCACCTTCGGGTGGCTCGCCGACCTTTGAAACCGTTGGTGCTGTCAGACCTTGACGCTTCCCCCGAGTTGCCCGAAGACCACCACATGGACCTGCTGGACTGGGCTGCGTGGCGTTGTCTGCGTAACCACGACGTGGATACCGAGAACTTGCCAAAGGCTAGCACGCACAAGAAGCGGTTCGAGGACGCGATGATCGAAGTCTCGCGCGAGATGAAAAAGATGCAGACCGACGACGTACAGTTCGATCTGCACAACAACTGGAGCAACTGCTAATGGCCCTTGTGTACGACCCGAAGACAGGCCGGTACATCGACGACGGCGCACGAGCGGCCGCCATGCAGGCGCAGCTGAGCCAACCAGTGGTAGGCCCGCGTGGAGTCGTTGCGCTACGCGACCCCAACGCAGGCTTGCCCGCGGCTACACAGACGCTGATTCCTGGAGTACCCGCCAGCGCGCAGACCCAGCTCCCATTGGACCCCGGCACCCCGGAACAACAGGCCCTGCAAGGGGCTATTCCGCAAGGGCTCGGCGGAGTTATCCAGACGGCCGTCGGCGGCGTAGCGGCTATCCCAGCGCTCGGCTTCGACGCGGCGCGGCGCGGCCTCACCTCTCTGGCTGGCGGCGACCCGAACACTCTGCCCGGCGGACAGAATCGTTTGTCCGACGCGGCGTTCAACACGCTTAGCCAAGGGCTGGACAATGTTACTGGCGCAGCCGGGACTATCCGCGACAGCCTTCAGTCGGGCTTGCGCGGAGCGCTGGGCGTTCAGCAGGCACAGGCGCCTGCTGCTATCGCCGACCAACCAGTAGCGGTGCAGCCGGTTGCGCCGGTACCAGTTCAGCAGCCTGCTCCTGTGGTTCAGCCCGTCGCGGCCGTTCAACCGGCAGTGCCGGCGGCAGTGGCTCCGGTGCCGACTGAAGTTACCCCGGTAAACGTGCAGGGGCTTCCTGATCGCACCGGTTTTACCGGCGGTGGCTTTGGTACAGACGCGGGGGGTAACCAGCTCAGCGCTTCGCAGTACCTGGCGCAGAAGAAAGTTGAAGACCAGCAGTTCGTCGCTCAGCGTCAAAGCGCCTACGATGCGCTGGCCCTTCAGCAAGGGCAGTCGCGGCTCGACGACGCGCGCAGTGATCCGGTGCGGTACCGACAGGCGCTTGCCGAGCAACGAATGTTGCAAGGTCAAATCGCGGGCCAGTCGGCGCAGCGTAACGACACCGCCAAGGCTCAGGCTTCGAACGCCGCACAGTTGGGACTCGCCGGGCTCAATAACACCGCTGCTGCCCAGCGCCAGCTAAGCGCCAACGCTGCCGAAATTCAGAAAGCTACTCAGGTGGCTAACCTGACTGGCCAGTACGGGTTGCAGGGGGCGCAGATCAAAGCTGACGCTACCAACGCGAAGACAGCGGCCACTCTCGGGGGCCCGGCTGCCCTGCTGGCCCGCGCGCAAGCGCAGTCGTTGGGCGAGCGTCAGGCGGCGGCGCGGGCTCGTTTCGACTCAACCGGCGACTTGGCTGCTTACGTGGCCGACCTCAAGGATGGGCAGGAACCGGCGGCGCCTAAAAATCCTTTCGGTGTAGACGCGCTGACTGGGTTACCCTTCACCCAGCAATCAGCTGGACTCGCGGAAGCCATCCGCTTACAACAGCTGCAAGACCAACTGCGGAAATCTCAGACAAAGTAGGATAATCAGGTATGCCGGGCGAAGCTCTCTCGCAAGACGTAATCAATCGCGCACTGGAGCTTCAGCGGATCGCACAGGCGGCCAAGGCCGCTCAAGTGGTAGCACCGCTCCCGGCGGCTCCTGTAGCGGTGCCCTCGCGCTCGCTGGGCGACGTCGCAGCAGACACAGGCCTCGGTGTCCTTCAGGGTGCTGTAGGTCTGGGTCAGTCTGTCTACGGTCTCGCCAACGCAGCTACGCTCGGCGGGTTGGACGCGGTGACTGGTTTCTCTGAGAACTTCCAGCAGACGAACCAGATCCTCAACCAAGCCAAGTCCCCCGCGCTCCAAGCGAAGCAGCAGGAAGCGCAGGACGCGTTCGCCAACGAAGGTATTGGCGCCGGCCTCGGCACGTACCTGAGCAACCCTAGTCTGCTGGGCGACGCGCTGGCAACGAACCTTCCGTCCCTGCTGCCGGCCGCAGGCTTTGCTCGCGCTGCGGGGGCTATCGGCGAGGCGAACGCAGTTGCTCGCGGCCTGACTGCGGCGGAGACAGCAGCGGCTTCCTCTCACGCGGCGGAACGCGCCGTACTTGCTACGACAGCGCTCCAGACAGGTGGTAGCACCAACGTCGACGCGACCAACGCTATCCGCGACGCTGGTGGCAGTACCCTCGAGCAGGCAGCGGGCGGCGTAGGCGCGGGTATCCTCTCTGGCGTAGCGGCCGGAGCCATCGGTAAGCTGACAGGCGCAGCCAAGTTTCAGGGGGGTGTGTTCAACGCACTACCCGGCGGGGCTGGCTCAGCGGTACCCGGTACGGGCATCGTTCGCGGCGCGCTTGGCGGCGCGGCCAAGGAGGGCGCCGAGGAGTATTTCCAAAGCGGTACGCAGCAGCTTTCGCAGAACGCTGTGACTCCAAACACACCCTTATTCGAAGGCGTCGCACAACAAGCGGCTGTGGGTGGTTTGGTCGGCAGCCTGTTGGGCGGCGTGCTGGGTGGCGGCGCTGGGGCAGTGAACCCGCGTGACCTGCCGCCTGTGCGCAGCGCTACGCCACTGCGGGACATGGTCACCAACATGCTCGGGCGCAGCAACCAGCAGGCTGGGGACCCGCTCAAGGCCAGCCCGCTGTCGGATCAGGGTGACGCGCTATTGCCGGTCGAGAACATCGATGTCGACGCCGTACCGACGCCAGACGAGACGGTCAACTTGGCGGACACTCCGCTGCCGGGGCAGGGCGATCCCGAGACTATCCACTTGGATTCCGTACCGCTACCGGAAGACACCATTGATCTGGGGCAAACCCCGCTGCCCGAAGACAGCATCGATCTGTCGTCGACTCCGCTCCCGCCGGATATCGGAACGCTGGGTAGCAACACCGATCTCTTCGGCGCGCCGTTACCGGCCGCCGGGGCTGTGCCTGCCGAGCAAGTCGACGCACCGTCGGCGTCCCCCGCGGTGGCTGCGGACAACCAAGGCCGCTTGGACTTCGTCGAGCCCGGTACCGGGTGGAAGTCGTTTCTGGCACGTGATCTGGGCGTTAAGCCGCAGAGCCTGCGCGGTAAAGCGTGGGATGACTTTACCCGTCTTACTGAAGGCGTGAGCCCAAGTGATCCTGGCGCCAGCCAGCTGCTGGCTACTATTGCCCCGCAGTTGGGCGACCCGGCCTCGGCGCCGCTGTTCGCTGCGAAGCTTGCCGAGAAGTACGCACCAGTCGAGCAGACAGCTAACCCGTTGGCGCCCGTTGCGTCCCCGCTCACAGCCCCAGCCGCTGCGCCAACCCCCGCAGCACCCGCGCCTGTGAAGTTGGAAGCTCAAATCGACGAGGCTACCAAGGACGCCGCCCCTAACCCCATCCGCGATGTGGCGGTAGAGCAGGGCGTTATTACTCCGTCCGCCGCTATCGCCGACCCGGTCACGCGCCAAGCCGCTGTGCTCAACCAAGCCATGGGCGAGACCCTGCAACAGAACGGCTCTGTGCCCGGCTCGGTACCGCTCGATCTGGTAGCGCAGCCCATCGGTATCGACGCTCACATCCTCAAACACACGAAGATGGACCCGAGCGCTACGATCAACGAGGCTACGGTCGACGCTTTCTCTGATCTTATGGCCGACGCCAACTCCACTGAGTCGCTGGACGAGACGTTCATGGCGATCAAGAACCACCCCAGCTGGAGGCTGCTCAACAGTGCTCAACAAACGGATGTCGCTGAGGAGTTCAATATTCGCTACGCTCGCGTCGATGGTGGTGATCCCGGCAAGTTTCAGCGTGGCCCTGCCGTCGCTACGCCCATCGGCGTACAGGACTTTCAAGGCTTGGTCGGTACCGCCAACGCGAACGGCAACGCGAACACCGCGCAGGTTATCCCGCTGGAGAGCGTTGCGGACTTCGAGGCGCTGACCGGCCAAGCTGCGCCGCAAGACGCCCGAGGCGTGTTTAGCGACGGCAAGGTCTACTTGATCCGCCAGAACATCGGCTCCGCTCGCGATCTGGCCATCACGCTGGCGCACGAGCAGGGTCACAACGGCCTCGATAAGCTGCTGGGGGACCGACTGGCGTCGGTGACCAACCGGCTCTGGACCAACGCCTCCCTCCGCCCACAAATCAAGGCGAAGATGGACACCGGGCTCAGCCGCTCCGTGGCCGCTGAGGAAGTGCTGGCTGATATGCTGGCCGGCGGGCAGAAGGTCAACGGCGACATTCTGTCCAAAGTGCGCAACGCCATCGAGGCAGGGATGGCCAAGCTGATCGGCATCAGCGACCTTCGCATGGACAACAAGGAAGTCGACGCTCTCCTGCGCGACGTCGCTCGAGTAAACCGCGGCGTTGCACCAACGGCTATCGACAGGAACGCCCCGCACCTGCAAGGGCTGGTCAACATGTTGGCTGACCCGCAGCAAGGTATGACCGGCGACGCTCGTTTCTCCCGTGTGCTGGGTGATCTCGACCGTATCATTAGCGACGCAGAGAGCGATGGCCCAGGCGCCAAGCGCAGCATGAACGACGTCGCCAAAGACGCCGGTACCGCCTCGCTAACTTACCTCAAAGACGTCGGCAACCAGTTCAAGACCGGCGGGGCCTTTGGTTCGCTGCTCAGCGCCGTGCCGTTGAATCAGATCGAAAGCCTGTACCACAAGATCCTGCCGGGTCTGACCTCGTTCGTTAAACTCAAGGACCAGAAGGAAGCAACCACCAACCGTTTGCTGACCCAGCCGGAGACCCTGCGTTACCGCGACGAGACCACCGACCTGAAGATCTCCTCGGTGGATCTGACCAAGGAATGGGAGAAGTTCAAGCGTACGTCGCCGGCCAAGGCCGAAGCACTGGATAACCTCAACCAGTACGCCACCCTGTACCGGCTGCACCCTGAGGAGTCGTTCGAGCAGCAATCGAAGATCAACTACGACGAGACCAGCTTCACCGAAGCCGAGCGCAAAGAAGCGCACGAGCAGGTACGCAAGCTCTACCGTGCAGCGGGGGAGGAGGGCCAGGCGATCTTCAAGAAGGCCCAGGCCTCCTACAGCTACACGTGGAATCGTCGGTTCACCGAGCTGCAAAAGATGTTGGCGCGTACGACCGGTCACGCCGTCGGCTCGCCTGAGTTCGCTCGGGCGTTCGGCAACAACATCAACAGCGCGTTGGGCAAGATCAAGAACGGCGCCTACTCGCCGCTGCAACGCTATGGCGACTATCTGGTCAGCGTGCGCGGAGCGGATGGCAGCCTGCTGTCCTTCGAAGGGTTCGACACCAAGGCGCTGGCCGACGCTCGAGCCAAGCAACTGGCGGCTGACCCGCAGAACGCGGGCAACGCGGTCAACCAGACCCTGCGCACCAGCCACGACTGGCAGCGCGACGGCATCAACCCGCAGACCATCGCTCAGCTTGAGTCGGTGGCTGACGGTATTCTGCCGGGCGATGACCGGACGAACCTGCGCAAGGAAGTACGCGAGGCGCTGGTGGAAGCTTATCTGACCAACCTCCCGCAGCAAGCGTTTCTCACAAGCGCCAACAAGCGCAAAGGGATCGCCGGGTTCACCACCGATACCCTGCGGGCGTACAGCGACTACAGCATGAAAGCCGCCCGCTCCATCGCCAGTCTCGAGTTCGACGACCAGATCGCCAGCAAGATGCAGGAGATGCAGGTGTCAGTGACTGATCAGGCACGCACCGCGGGCGCTACGGACACCACCAAGGCCCAGCGGGTGCTCGAGGCGGTCAAGGCCCAGCATCAGGCCTCGCAGGACTTCACACGCAGCCCTACGGCGGACCTGCTGACCCAAGGCGGGTTCGTGTTCTTCATGACCTCGCCGAGCCAGTTCTTCGTCAACAGCATGCAGACCGCCATGGTCACGCTGCCTCGCCTCGCCGGTACTTACGGCAGCGGGCAGGCCCTGCGCGGAATCAAGTCTGCGATGGGCGCGTTGGTGAAGTCCAAGGGCGACATGCTCGGCAAGGGCTCGAGCCTCGACCCGAACAGCAACGAATACAAGATCATGGAGGAGATGCGGGTCCGTGGCGACCTGAACGCGACCTACGCCCACGACGTCGCAGGGCTGGCCCGCGGCGAAGCGGGTGCTATGTCGGGCCACTGGCGCACTGCCATGGAGATCACCGGCTACGCCATGCACAAGTCCGAGCAGATCAACCGGCAGATCGTTTCCCTCGCCACTGCCCGGCTGGAATTGGATAAGCGCGCCGCTGCCGGTAAGTCTGGCCCACTCAGCGCGACCGAGCTGGCGTCCATCGCCGACACCACCAAGCGTGCCATCGACACCACTCAGTTTAACTATGCCCAGTACAACAAGCCGACGATCATGCAGGGGCCATGGCGCAAGGCTATTTTCCAGTTCCAGCAGTACCGGTTGAACATGCTGGCCATGATCTCCAAGGACATCCGCGATGGGTTCGTTGCCAAGGACGCCACGCCAGAGGAGAAGAAAACCGCTCGCCGCGCGCTTGCCTGGCAGCTCGGTACGCAGCTCGCCCTGACCGGCGCCGCTGGCACGGTGTTGGCGCCGCTGGTGTTCGGCATCATGGACATGTTCCGCGACGACGATGACCTTCTGGACTCGCGCACCGAGTTCCTGCGAGCCTACCCGCAGTGGCTGACTCACGGACTGCTGTCCGGTGCGGTCGACCTGGAGCGCGTCGGTTCGGATGGTTTGATCCCGATTCTGGGCGACCGTAAGTACGCTCCGACCAACGGCAAGCCGGCTGACACGTTCAACTACTACGTGATGCAGAACATCGGGCCGTGGGCTGGCTTGCTCGGCGGGGCGTACAGCGGCGCTACCAAGTTCATGGAAGGCGACATGGTTGGCGCCACCAAAGGGCTGCTGCCGGCGCCAATCCGTGACTTCTACAAGGCCACATACGAAGCGGCAACTGGTGCCAAGGACTCCCGCCAGATCGTCTACTACGAACCGGGCGTTTGGGACACCGTGCTAGGCGCGGCGGGCCTGCGCAGCGGAGATCGTAAGGAGGCGGAGGAACTTCGCGGTGCTGGTTACCAAGCGAACGCAACGGCCCAGACCCTGCGCCAGCGTTACCTCGGTCAGCTGGCCGTGGGTCACGCGCTGGGCGATCAGGACCTAGCTGACAAGTCACGCGAAGCGATTCAAGAGTTCAATACCAGGTACCCGGATCTGGCGATCAGAGGCTCCGACATCAAACGAGCAGTGGTCAACCGCATCCGTTCGCAGAGCAACGCCGATCAATTCGGGGTAGCGAGTGGCCGCGCGCCATCGCAATCTATACTCGAGGCGATTGGTAAGTGGTAGCATCGCACCATACCTACCCGGAGTTGTCACACCATGGAGCATTTCTTGCGCGAAGCGCTGGACTGGATCAAGCTGGGCATGCTCGCCATGTTCGGCGGCGCTGCCAGTTACGTGTACATCATGGTTGTGAAGAACCGCCGGTTCCACTGGATGACCTTCACCGCCAACCTATTCATAGCGTTTTTTGTGGGCAAGGCGATGGGCGGATTTATCCCAACAGACACGGTCAATGCGACAGGCTGGGTCATGATGTTGGGGTTTTGCGCATATCCGGTACTGGGAGTGGCCGAAGCTAAGGTCTTGAAGTACCTGGATAATCGCATTGCACCCGGGAGCGATACTCCATGAGCGTAATAATCGGCTTCACCATCTTCCTGCACATCGTCGTCGTATACCGGGCGTACCACTTCTTTATGCGCCCGGGCGGGTGCCCAGAACGCGACAAGTCCGCTGTAGCATCCCTGATGGCGTTGAGTGTGATGGCTATCGTTGCCCACCTCATGGTGTGGGGATCGTCTCCGTGGGAGATTCACGGCGGGATCTACGGCAACTCTCTCCTCATGGCGTTTAGCTTCTCGAATGCGATGTTCTACGCCGGCCATATCGAAGCCCTGACGGATAGAAAAGTATGCCCGACGTCCCAGTTAAATTCCTGATTGTCCTAGCGCTCGCGGCCGGTTTGGCATGGGGCGGCTGGGAAGCCCGCGGCGTCGTGTCGGATCGTGACGCTGCGCAGGTGCAGCTCAAGCTGGATGAAGCCAACGCGCAGGTCGAAGCTTCGGCGGAGGAGCTGCGTCGCAAGCGCAGCAGCATTACCGAAGCGTCGTCCGCCGTACAGGACGTTGAGCAGGCAAAGCAGCAGGTCATCACCCAGACGGTTACAAAAGAGGTCATCAAGTATGTGCAGAATCCTGCTCATGGTAAGTGTGCTATGCCTGATGACTGGGTGTGCGCCTATAATAAAAGCCTCGGCTTGCCCTGCTCCGGCGGACTTCCCGCACCCGGACCCGCGCCTGCTGACGCCAGTGCAGCCGTATCAGATGGCCACGTCCGGGCTGGACACAGCGCTGCTGCCAATAGCCTCGATGAATAACGACATCGCGCGACGCTGCGCGGCCGACTTTACGCACCTACAGACGTGGGTCAAGGACCAGTTAAATGAAAATCAACGCGACCCAGTTCAAAACGCTGTTCCCCAAAGCCGACCCTAAGCTGCTCGAACCGCTGAACTTCTCCATGAACCGTTACGACGTGAACTCGGTAACTCGAGCACGGGCGTTTGTGGCGCAGGTGGGTGTTGAGTCCCAGGGCCTGACCAAGTTCGTCGAGAGCCTTTACTACACCGACGCAGCCCGCGCGGCTAAATTGTTCCGCACCGCCTTCGACACTGACAACGACAAGGTCATCAGCACCGATGAGATCGAGTTCGCGCAAGGGTATCTGCGCAACAGCGAGAAGATGGCCAACCGCGCGTACGCCAACCGAATGGGTAACGGCCCAGAGTCGTCCGGCGATGGTTTCAAGTACCGCGGGCGCGGGCTGATCATGGTGACTGGGAAGAACAACTACGGCGCCGCGGGCATTCGCATGGGGTTGGACCTGCTCGCCAAACCCGAATTGCTCGAGCAGCCGGAAGGCGCCTGCTACTCGGCTGGAGACTTCTGGAGTTTCAACGGGTGCAACAGCCTGGCCGACAGCGGATCGTTTGATCGGATCACCAAGGTCGTAAACGTAGGCATGGCGGGAGCGCAGGAGCGCCGTGACCTGTGGATCAAAGCGCAGCTGGTGATTCAGTGAGCGACTTCCAGAAGCGGGATAAGTGGGTTGGTATCGATAACCGCGCCAACTCCAAATCGGTCCCTGCTGGATTCCTTCGCGACGCCGTCAACGTCGACCCGCTGGGCGGCGGGGTTCTGGGTCTACGCACCGGTTATACCCGACGCACGACGGCTGCCAGCGCGCGTGGGGCGCTGACCGTAAAAGATCAGATCCTGTACGCAGACGGTACCGATCTTGTTGCGTTCGACGTTCGCACCGACAGCACGCAGGTGCTGGCTCAGATCGCTGGCTCAGGTAGGCTAGTCGGTACCGTGTGGAACGAGGAGCTGTTCTTCTGCACCGAGAACCAGACGCTGCGGTATGACGGCAACACGCTTCGTCCGTGGGGCGTCCCTACCGTTTACCAACAGCCGCTGCCCCAGCTCACTAACGGCGGCTTGGCGGCGGGCATGTATCTTTTTGCCTGCACCTTTACCGACGCCGCCGGAGACGAAGGCGCCACCGTAAACCCCATCCTGATGAACATCCCGGCGAATGGCGGCGTGGTGATCGACATGCCCGCCCCGCCCGCAGGCGGTACGACTCGGCTCTGGGCGGGGCCTCGTGACAGCGGCACTCTTTACCTGCAAGCGGAGGGCTCAGGCCCCACGTTGCTCAGTACCATCACCGACAGCACCCAGCGTCTGGATCTGATCAACCATAACGCGCCCTTGGTCGCTGACCACCTCGAAGAATCCAACGGGGTAATCCTCGCCGCCTCCGGCAAGACGCTGTGGTTCACGCTGCCCTTCCGCCCGCATCTGCTGACGCTGGCCGCCTCTTTCTTCCAGTACCCCGCCGCCATCGACGTAGTTGTCTCGGTAGACGGCGCCGCTGGTCCAGGCGGTGTGTATGTGTGCGCCGACAAGACCTACTGGGTAACTGACGTCGAGACCGATGCGCCGAAGCAGAAAACACTTCTGCCGTACGGCGCCGTCGCTGGGACCGCAGCGCGCTTGCCTGACAACCGCGTGTGCTGGATGACCCGCTACGGCTTGGCAGTGGGAGACGAATCAGGCAAGATCCAGCTTATCAGCGCGAACAATTTCGTGCCCGACCCCGCGGAACAGGGGGCGTCTGGTATGCTTGAGCACAACGGTAACCAGCTGGTGGTCACGACCATGCGCTCGACGGGCGATAACCCGCTCGCCGCCAGCGACTTCTACGACCTGGAGATAGTGCCCACATGAGCCGCCCCGACGCCATCCACGAGACGCTGATCAAACGCGGTTTCGTCTACACCCTCGACATCTTCACCCCGGACGGCGAGCTGGTAACCCACGACCGCTGGACCGAGGCGCAGAACCGTATCCCCCAATCGGGTATCGACTACTTCGCAAACGTTGCTCTGCTTGGCCAGCTGGCGCCTATCAGCAGCTGGTTCGTTGGCATGTACGAGAACAACTACGTCCCGGACAGCAACACCAGCGCCGCAGACCTGCCGGGTAACGCCGGAGAGACCGTGGCCTACAGTCAGGCCACCCGCCCGGAGTGGCAGAAGAACTACGACGGCGTAGGCGTTATCAGCAACCTGGCCGCCCGCGCTGAGTTCTCCTTTACTCAATCCAAAGTCCTGTACGGCGGCTTTCTGGTCAGCAGCGCGGCCAAGGGCGGCAACAGCGGCACCCTGCTCTCCATCGCTCGCTTCCCGAGCCCGCGCCAGATCGACGCTGGCTACACCGGTCAGCTGGGTGTGGCTATCACGCTCGTGTCGACGAACTGAGACTGACCCATGGCCATGACCCCCTATCTTCAGGTGCAGGTGCTGGGTTTGTTCAGCGGCCTGTACGTCGCGCTGCACTCTGGGCCGCCAGGCGCCGACGGCGCTTCAAACGAACTGATCGATGCCAACTACGTGCGTCGTGCCGTAGCATTCGGCAGCCCTTCGGACAGCGACGCTGACGGCGTTTATCAGATCAGCAACTCAGCGGCGATCACCTACCCCGGGCTGGCGGGCGCAGCCACCGTGGCTTACTTCAGTTTGTGGAGCGCCCAGTCCGGTGGTAACTGCCTCCTGACCGTCCAACTTAACCCATCTCGCGCCGTCGCCGCTGCCGGTGTTGTGCAGTTCGCTACCGGTGAACTGATTGTTAAAGGAGTTACCTCGTAATGACCCAGCTCAGCACCGGCCTGCGCAACGCTATTCTTACCGCCAGCCCTTTCAAGACCGCGCTGGCGAACTGCGTGATCAACTTCTACAGCGGTACCATGCCGGCTTCTGCCGACGCCGCCAAACCGCAGGACGCGCTGCTGCTTTGCACGATCAGTGACGGTGGCAGCGGCGGCGGTCTGAACTGGGAAGCGGCGGCTACCGGCGGCCAGCTCGCAAAGTCGAGCTCTCAGACGTGGCGCGGGAACAACGTAACCACTGGCACCGCCAGCTGGTGGTCCATGCAGCTTCCGAATGACGACGGCACCGCCTCCACCACCGCGGTGCGTATGCAGGGCACACTGGCTGTTATCGGCGCCGACATCAACCTCTCCAGCGTCGACTTGGTATCCGGGGCAGTCCAGACCTTGGACTACTTCGTTGTTGCCTTGCCAGCGTCGGTATAACTCCGGGCGGCGACATGGCCAACAGGCTCACCAAAACCTCGAAAGCAGTGTTCACCCCGGGCGTTACTTTCGTCCCGGGTGTGCCTGCCCGCTGCTACACCTCGACCTACAACACCGTCGTCTATACGGAGCTGGGTAAGGTATTCAACCCCACCTACAAGAACGGCAAGCTGGTGCTCACGCCGGCGCAGACGGCGTTGGCAAAGAACGCCAACCTGATCCAGGGGTTTACTTCGGTGGGCGGCAAGAGCGACAGCGTGCTGACTGGCGAAGGTTCGTTCTACACCGCTTCGTATGTGATCTTCTACGCGGTCCGGTCGATCCCAACCCAGCAGACCGTATGCAGCCCAGCGGTCGCCGAAGTCCCCGGCAAGCTCTCCTCGTACGTCGTGGACAACCAGCGCGGCTGGACCTCTGGCGCGCGCAGCGCTGTGCTGCTCCCTGGCGATATGGTTGCTCAGTTCCGGCTGCCGCCGACGCCTACGGGTATCGTGTGCGGACTCGCTGGCGGTACCAAAACAACAGACATCGGGGCGGTAGAGCACGGCGTTTATGCGTCTGTCGGCCAGTACCAGATCATCGAGTCGGGAGTGGTGGTCGCCAACTCTCCGGTGCCACCGGACAGCGCGCCGTTGGTACGTATCTCCCGCAACGGCTCGAAAGTAACGTACGAGATTGACGACTGGAGCTACCAGAGCGACAAACCTTCGAGCGGTGGTAAGTGTTTGCAGGCGTGCATGTATGTGGCCGGCGACTATGTCGATTCGCCGTCGTTGGCTAAAGTCGTCTCGCTGTCTGGCGACGGGTACGCTGGCGCCCGGGCGACCGCCTCGACCAACACGTTTGACGTCTACTCGCTGCGCGGAACTGCTCGAGCCGGGGTAGTTGGTCAAGATCGCGGGATCGCACAGGGTCTCGTAAGCTTGCGTCTCAGCGTGCTGGGCGCGAACACGGCGTACAGCCAAGGGAAGGTAGAGCTGCCCCCGGTCGGTGTGGTGGCCTATGGTGGCTTCCCTGTGGTCAACGTTGGGGGCGGGCAAGTGTCCCTCCCGTTCTACACCCAGGGCGACAGCAAGACCGGTGGAATCGGCGGAGGTGGCGTGTCGCTGCCACTTCTTTTGCGTGGGTCTCAGGGCGTATACGGCGAGGGCCGGGTCCGCCTGCCTCCGCTGCTGATCAACGCCGTCGGCGTCCCGCCGAGTCTGACAACTGACACCGCCACTGGGCTTGCGGTTATTGACGGCTATTTCTTCCAGCCAACGGTGTTCTTCGTTCTCAATGAGAGCATGACAATCGGTTCCAGTGTAGAGCTGGTATTCGTCTTTCAGGAGGACCTGGCCGAGTTTCTGGCGCTGGGAGATACGGCTGACGCCACCTTCATCATCGACATGCTGATTAAGAGTGGGCTGGGAATCGGCGACGACCTCAGCCAAGTCAACCGCGACCTGGTGCAGTACGTAACCAACGCTGCCACCGGTGGCGTCACTCGGTACGATAACTTCGGGTTCAGGTCCTTCGTGCAGGTTGGCCAGCGCTCGTTCGGTTTGCGCGCTGACGGGCTTTACGAACTGACGGGCGAGTCGGACAACGGCGAGCTGATCAGCGCTATTGTGGATTTCGTGGCTGAAGACTTCGACACCGCCATGAAAAAGCGCGTCGACAACCTGTACGTAGGCCTCGCCACCGACGGCCAGATCTTCGTCCGGCTTCGCGACGATGACGGTCGCGAAGTAACCTACCGGGCTGCGCAGTACAAAAGCACATACAAGGTCAAGACCGGCAAAGGGCTGGCCTCACGCTTCTGGAACATGCGTCTGGAGATCGTGGGTGCTACGTACGGCGAGGTAGACAATGTAGAATGGTATGTTGGCGCAACGGGGCGCCGGCTCGGGAGATAGGCAATGTCCTCAGAATACGACAGCACAACGTCCGCGCTGCTGGCACAGGCCACACGCGCGGTGTCGCTGGCTTCGGGCAGCGCAGGGCGGATCAACCTGGCCACCAAGCCGACGCTCAAAGAGACCACCTTCAACTACACGCCGCCGACTATAGCGCTCGGCGCGCCGCCGAAGTTCTCGGACCTGTTCGATGGGTCCGATCACTCGGGCGCCAACTACAACGCGCTGAACGATCAGGTGGACGCCTGGCTGGCGAAGTATTTCCCGGCCATTAACGGATCGTTCCAGAGTCTGACCGAGGACTACACCGCCAACATCATCAGCGGCGTGAAGCCCTACGGCAGCGACACCACGGTCTTCGAGCGCGTATGGTCACGGATGCGCGACCGGACCTACAGAACGTCTCAGACCGAGCTACGCAGCGCCGAGGCTCGATTGTCGAACCAAGGCTTCAGCCTGCCACCCGGTGCGCTGGTAGCCGCGCAGGCCGAGATCGAACGCCGAGCTACTCAGGCGATCATGGAAGTGAACGTAGAGCAGGCGGTCAAGGAAGCAGACATCAGCAAAGAGCTGCTGATGCAGGCGGTTCAGATCGCTGCGCAGCTGAAGCTCGGCATTCTGAATACGTCAGCCGAATTCTTCCGCGCGTACTACGGCCTCAAGCAGCTGGATGTGGACTCCGCGCGAATCCGTGCGCAGGCGTACCAGTCGTTCTATGCCGCGTTGGGCACTTACTACGACGTGGAGGTGGCACAGGCTCGCTTGCAGCTTCAGGCGAAAGAGACCGGCGCCCAGATCGACAACTCCATCGACCGCAACCGGGTGTCGATCTACGGAGCCAACGGTGTCGCCAGCGCCCACGCTCAAGCCTCCCGCGGGTTCTCCGACATCGCCGCACAGAGCGCCGCGGCTGCCGGCACTCTGGTTGCGCAGATCGAATCAGTATAGGTTTCCGTAGCGGCGGACCCTGCGCAGGGTCCGTTCGCGGCGGGCGGCCCACGCTTTGGTTTCGTCCAGACTTACCACCGTCACGATGGTCCCATCAGCCGCTACCACAAGAATCATGCGCCCCTCGGTGACCATGTAACGGATCACCTGCGGGCCACGCATACCCTTTACCCCGCCGTAGTTCGGATCGTTCAACACGCGCAGCAAGCGCTTGCTGACGGGTTTAGCCGTCAGCACGTCCGCGTTCATGTCGACGCCCGGGGCTCGCTGGCGCCAACGTTCCTTCGCGTGGAGGCTTACCCTCACGGGACCGCCCGAAGATGCGCTGGCGCTTGCTGAGACTGCACCACGGCGAGGTCGCCGACCCCCAGCAGTGATGGATGAGACATGTCTATGACCCAGCACACTGTCTGGATGCCGCCGTATTTGGTGCCTTTGCCCAGGGTCATCCGGTAGTTCTTGTTGAGCAGGATCTTCTCGGCGATCATCTCCCGCGTCAGGGCGCTCACGTCGACGCCACGCAGGGCGGCAAACTTGCGGAAGTCCGCCCGGTCCAGGTACATGCGCGAGTGGTGTTTCTCCATCCTGATGTGCAACCCACGGCCACTGGCCGGCTCGTGCAGCATCATCGCGTTGGCGGTTGGGGTTGCGTCCGAGTTCAGGATCAGCGTGGCGCCCAGGCTGTTGTTGAGGTAGTCGGCAAGGATCGATTCTGCTTCGCGGGTGTTCTCGGTGACAGTGCCACGCATGTCCATGATCACGTTGCAGGCGAACTTGAGCAGCCGCTGGATGTTGACGTTGGTAAGGCCGCAGGCGTTGGCCAGCTCGAAGCCAGTCAGCACACAGGCCACACCTGCCGACCAGAAGCGCTCGCCGCTGCTGACGTTGGCTTGGGCGTCGACGATCTGCACCCACTCCGCCACTCGGTGACGCGCCCATACTTCGCTGACAACCAGTTGCTGCGCGTACACTTCGCCGGCCATACCGTAGTGCTGGCTGATCAGCGAGTTCGGGCCCCAGTATTTGTCGGCCTCGGCTTTGGTCAGGGTGTTGCTCGGCACCACGTATTCGAAGATGCGCGCCGACTCTGCGGAGGAGTCACCCTTGAGCTGGCCCAACCGGTCGTTCAACGACTTGTTCCCGGTCATCAGCATCATCAGCTGCCAGTTGCCGAAGTTCTCCGCCGCCTGTGCGTTCTGTTGCAGGCGCTGGCGACCCTGCCCCTTGGAAACCGAGTAAGCCATGTCGGACACTGTCTCGTTATCGAGGTTGGTGTGCTCGTCATAGGTGACCGGCAAGTTCTTCAGAATGCCCAGCTTCTGGTAGAAGGCCTTCTGGGTATCGTGTTTGGCATCGGCCCAGCCCATGGTTGGGTGGCCCCAGATACTGTTGGCCATCATGGCAGCGGAGGACTTGCCCGCGCCGCGCTCGCCGACCATGGACACCAGCATGCCGTTGAAGTTGGTGAACTTGAACAGCGGACTGGCGAACCCAACCCCGAAGCCGAACTGGTGGGCCTCGAGGCCTGGCCGGTCGTAGACGGCGGCGATCTGTTTCCAGACCTCGATATCGCCCTTGGCTTCGACCCACGACAGCGAGTTCGAAACGTTTTTGCTCGGCGTTACCTTCTGCACACCCGCGGGCGTGACGACACGGTCCGGGAGGACGAACTTTATCTGGTCCTTATGCCAGCCAAGCTGGGCGTAAATGACGTTGGCCTGTGCAGCCTTCTGGAGATCTCGCATGTATCCGATCATGTATTGCACCAATTCACCTATGTGGGCGACGTCCACCAGCACGCCGAAAGAGCCCAAAGACTTGGACCAGTTCTTCGTATCGTAGAGCATCGACAACGGCAGCTCGAATTCTTCCCACCCTTCGTGTGGCAGCCAACGGTTTATCACCGCCACGTACTCGTTCAGACGCTCGTCTTTGATCAGCTTCGACGGGTAAATGTCGTGCTCGTAGATCACGATGTCTTCGGTGCTGCCGGTCTTCATGTCACCAATGGTCATGGCGATACGATTCGTTCCGGTCAATGGGTTCGTCACCCGCTTGTACGGTTTAGGCGGTGGCGGCAGGGAGATCTGGACAACTCCCGCAGCAGTGCTCAGCGAGATCATTGGCGGCGCTGCCTGTTTCAGTTCTTTGACGTTCTGAAGCGGCGTCGTGATCTTCCCGCGGAACGGGCACTGGCTGCACCCACCTGGTCGGCTCGACTCGAACTTGGCGCAGGTGGTTGGGCCATAGTTGCCATCGATGTGCTGCTGGATCTTCGCGTCGGTGGTGGTCGGGTCGTAGGTCGGCGACTGCTTCGACATGAAGTGGATGGCGCGAATACCGTCCTTCGCGTGGCGCAGGCAGCCGATCATCGCGTACCACTGGGGTTCTGACACGAGCCCCTGGTTGCTCGCTTGCCAGGCCAGCTGGAGGCACGCCTGGACGACAAGGCGAGGGTCAGGCTGATCGTACGCAGCACCATGTGCGGCCGCTTCGTTCAAAGCCGACACATCAATCGTCACCACCGGAGCGGTGCCAGAGATATGCGGAGGCGGCGCGCCGAGGATCGTCATGGCCGACGGGCCACGGACTGGCGTCGGTTGGAGCTGTGCGCGGGCAGCCAGCGCCTCGATGTGCTTCAGGAACTGATCGGTGTCGGTAGCGCCTGCCGGGACGACAACCTCCACCGGCCGCGGCGAGCCGGTCTTCATGTTGAAGGTACCGACAGGCCGCAAGATACTGGCCTGATCGGCGGTTCGGGTAGGGTCCGCCTTCAACCCCCAAGCGGTTGTTAGCTGCTTGAACAGGTCGGCGTAGTGCTCCCACTTCTCGGCTTGAATCTCACATGTGAGAGGCCAATAAGCGTGGTACCCACCCCCGGAACTGATTACCAGCGGACGCGGCAGGTTCATCTGCGCGCAGAACGAACGAAGCGAAGCCATGGCTTCATCGCGGGTAGCGTAAACATTATCGCCCGCGGCTGCTTTCGACGCGTTGACGTCCAGATCGACCCAGAACGACTTGATGAACGCAGTGTTGTTGTGGCCGGTCTTGTGGCGACCACGAACCTTTTTACCAGCAGCTTCGCGGGCGGTCTTGTTGAGCGTGGTCAAGTCTTCCTTGACGCTGCCCAAGGCGAAGAACACGTCGTTACCCTGAGCGGCCAGGCCGCCTGCGCGGGCTGCTGCGGCTTCGATGGTGGCGTCTGCGAAGTGCTTGAAGTAGGGAACCTGTTTGTTGGTACTCCGGTCTGTATAAGTGGCTGGAATGATGGTCAGGTACACCCCTGTCTGGGGCCATACAGTTGCGAGGAAGTCTTGGGTATTCACGGCGCCTCCTTGGTTGGCGGGGTCAGTCTATCAGACGATCCGTCCGGCGAGCGCGCCTTGCAGCAGTTCGACTTTTTTGGCCACGCTGTAGCCGTCCATCGCCGCGTAGATCCCGCGGGCTTCGTCGATCTCGTTGAGCTTTTCGATCTTCCCGCGCACCGGCTCAGCCAGATGACGGTAGATGTAGGTGTTATCGCCCGACTGGACGTGAAGTCCACGAGCCCGCTTGAGCCAACGAGATACGGTGGGCACGCTGACGCCGAACATTTCGGACAGCTTGTGTGCCGACAACGCGTTGGTCGTGGCGAAGGCGAGAAACAGAGCCAGAAAGGCGGCGAGTTCTTCTTTGTCCAACATGATGGTTACCTCGAGAAACAGTAGAGCACGCCCCTAATCAGGGGCGTGCAGCGTTACTTACTGCGCTGGCTGGTCATCCCAACCTTGGAAGGCCGGCATGCCACCCGGCGCTTGTTGCATCACACCCGGCTGATTCGGCGCGCCTTGCTGTGGCTGCGCACCGCCGTTAGCCCATGGGTTGGCCGCGTCAAAAGCCGGAGCCGCTTGCTGGACAGGTGCCTGCTGTTGTGGAGCTGCATCGCCCCAACCGGCGGCCTGCTGCGGAGCTTGCTGTTGCGGCGCGGCGTCACCCCACCCTGCGGCAGCTTGTTGCGGTGCTGCCTGAGTTTGCGGCTGACCGCCCCAGCCATCAGCAGCGGGTTGTGGAGCCTGCTGTTGGACCGGCGCTTGCTGGGTAGCCTGGCCGCCAGACGCTGTGTAAGCTTCGTCCTCAGCGATCTCCGCAGCGGTGCGGCGCTTCTTACCGGCAGGAGCTTTGCCATGCTCACGGCCACCAGCCATCAGCACTACGCCAGCTTGTTGCTGTGGAGCTTGTTGCTGTGGAGCTTGTTGCTGTGGAGCTTGTTGCTGTGGAGCTTGTTGCTGTGGAGCTGCATCGCCCCAACCCGACTGAGCCGCAGCCTGCTGCACTGGAGCCTGCTGCACTGGAGCCTGCTGCGTTGGAGCCTGCTGTTGCGGAGCTTGCTGACCCCAACCATCCGGCGCGGTGCTCTGAGGTTGCTCGAACGTCTGCGCGCCCTGCTGCGGTTGAGCCTGAGCAGGTGAACCCCAACCCGAGTTCGCGCCAGGCGCAGCTTGCTGGCCAGTTGGTTCTGCGCCCCACCCGCCTGCGGCCTGTTGCGGAGCTTGCTGCTGTGGAGCGGCTTGCTGCGGTTGCTCGCCCCATCCGCCTGCGGCCTGCTGTACGGGCGCCTGTTGCGGAGCTTGCTGCTGAACCGGAGCCTGCTGTTGGACGGGCGGGTTCTGCGGCTGAGCAAACTGCTGTTGCACCGGCGCCTGCTGTTGAGGCTGGGCTTGCGGCGCTGCCAGCTGCGGGGTACGCATGGTCTGGACGTCAGCCAAGCCAGCGATGCGCTTGGTCTCATCTTCGTTGTAGCGCTTGGCGACCAGCTCGTACTCTTGCGCGTCCAGGTAGCGGACAGGCTTGAACAGCAGTTTAGGGAAGTTCGCCTGTGGGTCGAACGAGACGTCAGCTACCACGGCGTTGTACGGCACCGGCTGTGGCAGGCTGCTCAGGCCCTTGACGAAGCCACCGAACTCGCCCAGCGACGCTGGCGGAGTCTTCAGCTGGTACAGATCGCCTACGCCGAACTGGCCGTTAGCACCCGGGGCCAGAATCGCCATGGTCTTGCCGTCGGTGCATGCTTTGATTTTAGCGCCGGTCAGCTTGTTGGTTTTGCTGCCCCACTCGTTCATCGGGCAGGTGGCGCAAGAGTTCGCCTGACGCTTCGGCGAGTCCATACGCGGCGTGATGCCGTCGTCGCTCGAGCAGTCGGGGGCACTGTTCTCGCCTTGGTCCGGGGTCCACTCTTTTTCGTACCAAGTCTTTGTCACGCCGTCGTTAGCGCGGACGATGACCAGCTGGATGTTCAGCGTAGGGATGACCATGGTCTCGGTGCCACCAACGATCAGACGGAAGCGGGACTGCTTCAAGCTGATACGGTTGACGCCACCGCCACCGGTACCGACGGCAGCGCCGCTGTTCATTGCAGCGACTTGTTCCGGGCTCATGCCCAGTTGGGTCAGAAACGCTGGAGCCTGGCCTTGGCCAAAGGGGATCATGTTGTTCATACATACCTCATGGTTCACGGAAGTGTGTTGGGTGTATCAAGCACGACGGACGCGGACTACTCGCTCGCGGCTGAAGGTGACGCCCGGCGGCAGTGCGCCGTCGTGTGTTTCGATCCACTTCTCCAAGTTGGTATTGGAGAGGCGGGACTGGAGCAAATCGATCTCGCCGGTCTGAAGCACCCAGGCGCTGAACGCAGCTTTATCAGGGATGGCAGAACGGGCTTGGGTGCTGGTGAAGACGGTACCGGCTGGAACCTTGAACGATTCGGCGCCCATCTCTTTCAGCTTCTCGGTCAGGAACGCTTCGCCGGCGGCCAGTTGTTCCTCGAGCAATGCGGCTTCGTCCTTGTGCTTGGCGGACAGAGCGTCGCGTTCGTCGCGCAGGCGGATGAACTCGGCCACGGCCTGAGCAACTACCGAGTCGACCGGCTGTGCTTGCTGCTCTACCACGGCGGCCTGTGACTGAGAGTTCACCCACTGGGTGTACTCGTTGAGCTTCTGTCCGGCGATGGTGGGGTTGGCGTACGGCCCGAACTGCTTGGTGAACGTGACGTCCCAAAACCAGAACTGGCCTTGGGCGTCCATGAACCGTGGGTCGCGCACTGGAGCGTTGATGTCTTGCATGGCTGAAACCTCGGATAAGGTGTGTAGTCGCTATACTATCAGTTGTATCAACCGTGTCAACTTAATCCGAGTTCGGATTTAAAAAGACTCAGGACCGAGTCCTGAACGTTCTGTTTCGTCTTCAGGCCTTGATACAGGTTCTGCTCCATCATCGTCGCTGCCAGCATCACCACGGTCATCTTGTGCTTCTGGCCCGGGCGGTTCATCCGGTTGTTCGCCTGTTCGAACAGGTCGAGTCGGTCAATCGGGGCGTACCAGATCGTGGTATCCGCTTCCGTCAGGGTCAGGCCGTGCGCCGTAGTCTGCGGGTGGGCGACCAGTATGCGCGGGTGCTGCGCTCGTTGGAAGTTGTCAAAGATAACTTTCCGTTCCGAGTCGCTGGTGCGCCCGTCAACCTTCTCGACACTCCAGCGTTTACTGAGGTGTTGCGCCACTTTGTCCAGCGCGTGGGTAACCGGGACGAACACGATAACCTTCCGAGCCGCCTCCTCGCACACTTCCTCGCACACAGCCAACCGGTCGCTGGAGTCGATAGAGTAGCCGACGCCGTGCTCGTCGTAGATCGAGCCCACACAGACCTGCCGCAGCTTGCCCATCTTCACCGCGGCGTTGGCTGCGGTGATCTCCACGCCACGCAGGTTCGCCACCATGGTGGTGATCATCTCCTTGTACATCGCCACCTGATCCGGGCTCAGGCTGCACATGCGAGTCTGGAACGTAACCGGCGGCAACGAGATGCAGGCCTCTTTGGTGAATCGGATACCGGGTTGCAGGATGTCGTAGGCTTTCTCGTAAGCATCTGGCTTCGGCACCCACTTGTAGGTGGTGATCTGCGTCATTACTTGGTTGCGGAAGTGGGTGTAGTAAGCCGGTACCACGCGGTTGCCATGCAGCAGCTTGGCCAGACCCCAGGCGTCTGTCGGCTCGGCAGGACATGGCGTGCCGGTCATGAGCCAGAGCCAGTCGGTTGGCCGCACAAGGTCCGCGAACAGCTTGTGGCGCGCGGTCTCGGCGTTCCTGAACTCGGAGGCTTCGTCCAGAATCCATAGGTTGATGTCCGGCCGGCGGCGTAGTTCGTCGGCGATGACCTTCAGCCCGTCATGGTTAATGATGTAGAAGTCCACGTCGCGCTTGAGCTGTTTAAGTCGGCGCTCGCGGCTGCCGGTCAGCACCGCCGTGGTCCGCTTGGACATGAAGTGCTGGGCGACTTCGTTCTCCCACACGGACGACAGAGTGGACTTGGGGCAGACGATGATTGCTTTACCGACCTGCTTCTGCTCCATCAGGTAGTCAGCCGCCCAGAGCGAGCTGAGAGTCTTGCCGGTACCCATGTCGTTCAGACAGATCCCGCGGGGGTTCAGGGTGAAGAACTCGGCGGTGGTCACCTGGTGCTCGAACGGCTTGTGTGGGTGACGGATAGGGAAGTCGTAGAAATAGCGAATGGGCGAGGGGGCGGCGATGCCCATGTTGCGCAGCACGCGCGCCTCATCGAGCCCGAAGAACACCTGCGTCCACGTCATCCCGTTACCGTCGGGGACAGCGCGCGCCTTAGGCATAACGCTGGTAACCCGGGTCGGATCGCGTAGAGCGAGGATCAGGCTTTTAGATTCCTTGTGGACGTGCATGTCTCACCAATCAGTTGTGCTGTGGTATTCTGCCGCTCTGGGTTCACGGCCCTTTAACCCGCTTGGTCTTCGAGACCGGCGGGTTTTCTATTTTCGTCATCCCGGTACCGTCCATACGGACAGCCAGATGATGCGTACACACGTCCTTGTCATTGATCACGGCGATGACGCGCCAGCCCGGGCTGTCCAACCATAAGGTCAGCATGTCCAGGTTGCTCTCGTTGACCACCATCGCACTGCCCATGGAGGCGCCGAGCTTTTCCAGCCGGACACGCTGCAACGCCGAAACCTTCCAAGTACCTGCCTTGGTCTCGACCCCGCCGTAGTGCCCGTCTGACTGGCGACAACAGCGAAAGTCCGGCGCACCGTTGGTGCCCATCGCGCTCGCTGTATTGCCTTCGTAGAATGTACCATGCGCCCGGAAATCCGCGCGCACTTTTTCTTTTACTTTGCCTTCCGGCGTCGTGGCCATACACCCATTCCCTCCAGCAAACCCACCACGACACCGGCGGTAACACCACCGCCGAACGACAACAGCGCGGCCCACTTCAGGACCGGCAGCAGGATCTCAGGCGTAAACATCAGTAACCCTCCAGTTCCATGCGCAGGCAGAAGATGGCGTACTCGAGTGGGAGCTTGCCGTCGCTGCGCACCCGCGAACGGATCACCGCAGTAAACCGATCTTCCCACTCCCCGCTAAAACCTTGCTCCTCGCGCAGATCAGCCATCGCGCGGCGTATGGCCTGCATGTCGGTGGGCTTGATGGTGATGCGCATCAGCCCCTGTATGAAGTTCTGCCACCCAAGCGCCTCGCGCGCCCGGCGTCGCTCCCGGCTGACAAGCCATCGGCATACGCCGATGGTCATCGTACCCAGCAGGAACGCGAGGGCTATCCATTCCCAGCAGCGGTTCACTGCGGTTCTCCGTCGATAGAAAACCCGTAGTTGCAAACGCCATAAAAGGTCTCTTGCGCTATCTCGTCGATTTGTTCCGAGGTTTCATCCCCGGCTAGTTCTACGTCTACATCTTCGGAGCCTGTCGGCCATTCGATATGCACGGTTAGCCGTTTCATCTTCTCCCCTTGCCGTGGAACTCACAGCGTTTGACGTCGCACCACTTCTGGCACAGTCCGTTTGGTTTTGGCGGGAACACACCGCGGCGGTAGGCGTCCTGCAACTGGAGATACTTGTGCTCGAACGTATCCCAGTGCTGAGCGTAGTCCTCGCGGGCGTACACCGATGGTGGCGAGATGGTACCGTGCGCCAGCCAGATGTAGCCAGCGCGGACTGTATGGACGTCGGGGAAGTCGGCCAGACCCAGCGCACCATACAGCTGGAGCTGGGTCTGATCGTTCTTTACCTTCCCGGTCTTCCAGTCGAACACCTCGGCCTCGCCGTGGTTCGGGTAGACGATGGTGACGTCGATCTTCCCGCCTATCCAACGGTTGCGCGCCTGATAGCTGACTGCCACTTTGTCGCGGCTCACCGCCGACTTACGTTCGGCGTGTACGATGCCCCCTTTCTGCGCCGCTCGAGCCAGCACCCAGTCGCCCCACGTCTTGTACTGGACCATGTTGCTCGGCATGGCCATCTGACCATTCGCCTTCAGGTACGCCTCCAGAGCGTTGTGGACTTCGTCGCCGAATGCTGCCTCCTTGCTCTGTACGTAAGGCGAGTCCTTGATTATGTACTTCGCCTCGTACTGGCGCGGACACGTCTCGAACACGTTCAGCGAGCTGTGAGACTGGGGAAAGATGTACGGGTCGGGCGGCGTGATGTCCTTGAGCGGGAGCACGGCACGAGGGTCTGGCAAGGCCTGCGTAGCCGGGATGATGGCGACATGCAGACCGTAGCGCTTGGCAACTTCGATCATGCCAGCGGTACCCGTGCTCTGGCCGTCCCAGATCGCGATCAGGCCGCTGTTTGGCTCGTCGCTGGCGTAGACCGCCATGTCGCCGTTGCGCAGGTGCCCAGCACCTTTGCCGAGACGATCCCAGTCCGGTACGAAAGTCTTCAGCGGGATGCCAAACTCCTGTGCCAAGCGGTTGCCCAGCTTGTCAGCGCCGCGCGCGTCGCCCGTGATGATCTCGTTCGGGCGCGGCATTCCGCTGGTTTGGGCGAAGTGTTTCAGGGCTGCGTAGTCCGCCTCGGTACCGGCGGTACGCGAGCCTGCGATGATAAGTCTCATACTTGGTTCCTTGCAGCGTAATGTTTATGGATCTCGGCCACCCGAGCGGGTACCAACGCCGAGAATTCTGGGTTCAGCTCGCACAGCGCGGCGTTACGACCGAGCGCAGTAGCTACGCCGGCCGTGGTACCGCTACCACCGAAGGGGTCGATAACCACACCTCCTTCCGGGCACCCCGCGAGTACGCAGGGTTCCACCAGCCCGATGGGGAAGGTCGCAAAGTGGGCACCCTTGAAGGTACTTACAGGAACCTGCCACACGTCTGAACGAAGTTTGTCGCCCCCGTTAGCGTCCGGTACCCTGACCGCGTCGCCATCGAACCAGTAGCGATCTTTTTTGCTGAACAGGAACAGGTGCTCGTGGCTGCGAACGAAGCGGTCGCGAACCTTCTCCGGCGTATAGTTCGGCTTGGCCCAGATAATTTCCTGCCTGAGATACCATCCCGCGTCCTGCATCGCGAAAGCAAAGCGCCATGGGATACCCATAAGTTCCTTGTTCTTGAAGCCGTCGAGCTGGAGCAATGCCTTGTTCCTGTGCGGCGCTCCGCTTACAGGCATGCCACGCTGGTTACCGTTGGCCTGACTCTGTGGCGGGAACTTGCCATCTTTGAAACCCGCGTAAGTGTCCCCGATGTTCACGAAGCACACGCCATCATCGCGCAGCACCCGTTTCACTTCGTCAAACACCGTTACCAGATTGGCTACATACTCCGGTGCGCGCTGCTCCAGCCCGATCTGTTCCTCCATACCGTAGTCGCGCAGCCCGAAGTACGGCGGACTGGTTACGCACATATGGACGCACTGCTCGGGCATCAGCTGCATCGAGTCCACGCAGTTGCCGGTCCTTACCCGGTACGTCCCGATGGCCATCAGTCGCGGACCTGCTCGACTTTAGCCCGGGTGGCGGCAGCCTTGCTCTCCAGCACGCGGCGAGTTTTCGGGCATCTGATCGTCTTGATCAGCGCGTCGAACGTCTCCAGCGACTTCGTCAGGCCGATCCGTAGACGGTCGTTGCTGTTCGGGGAAATGTTCTTCATCGGAAAGCCCTATCCTGCCGAAACCAAAGTCGGCCCAAAGTGGTTCGGCAGCGCCACAATCGTGGCACTCCCGGATACGGAAAGTCAGATAGACGATCCAGGTATGTTTGTCCTGACATTTTACGCCGGTAGGGTGCCAGTCCCAAGGATCTTCAGGGCAGCTCACATAGCGCCCCAAAAGCCCACGCTAGAACGGTGTACGCCGCGTAGATTCCGACGGCCCACATAGCCAACCCGAGAATCACCAAAGGAATAAGTCGCTTCATCATTATTTAGCCTCCGAGTATCTGTCGCCTATTCCGCCCTCGGCAGCCACTGGCAACTGGTTCCACCACGCTGGCGCCACGCTGAAAGTCTCGATAGCGCGCTTCAGGCAGTGATCAGCCTTCTCCTCGCGCACGCATAGAACCGCTTCGTCGTGGACCATCAGGACGACGCCCTCGCCGTGCTGCTGGTAGTTACCGAACTCGGCTTCCAGCTCCAGGGTCTGGTCTTTAACCACGCTGCCGGCGATCCACTGGCACAGGTTCTCCGTGACGCTGCCGCCGTAGATCTTCTTGGCGTAGCGCTTCTCCTTGTCGTCGTAGACCCACATCATCTCTGGGTCGCGACCGTCGAAGGAAAGCAGCTCCTCGCGCAGGTTCTGGTACTGGAGTGGCAGCCGGCCGTTCATGGTCAGCCGGTTGTGCTCGATCTTCACCAGACCCCACTGATCCAGGTACTGCCCGCCGCCCTGGTTCATCTTCTTGATCGAGTGCTGGCACTTGCGCCAGAAGCCCACCACCTCGGTGAACCGGTCGCGATAGGTCTTGACGGTGGCGTGTGCTTCGTCATCGTTCAGCCGGACGCCGCCCATGATCCGAGCGGCGTTCTTGAACGACTTGCCGCCGGCCTGGTATTGAAGCTGGAGCATGCCGACCTTACCGTGCTGGCGTTCCTTCTTGTCCTTTTTGGTGATCGGCCGGTTGTAGACGGTGGAGGCAAACGAGGAGTAGACGTCGATCCCGCGGCGCAGCTCGTCGACCGTATCCAGCTGGCCGGCCAGCAGGTGGCACACCCGCAGCTCGATCTGGCTGGAGTCGACCACGACGATCTTGAATCCCGGCGGCGCCACGATACAGTCGCGCAGGCCGACCACCCAGATCTGCATTTCCTTCTTTGCGTCCATGATGTCGAGGATCGTGCCGTCGGCGACCTTCACCTGCATCGTCGGTTCATTGAACGCCAGCAGCCGCTCGATACCCCTGTGCGTGCGCAGCAGCGCGCCGGTGGGGGTCTTCTTGTTGACGAACTTGGTACCGCCCATGTTCTGCATGTTGATCTTCTGGCTACCTGCCAGTCGATCCGTGTGGGTCTTGCCGTAGGACAGTGGGACCGGCAGCAGGCCGCGCGAGGCGATGCCACGGAAGCGCTCGACACGGGACTCGGCGAGCGTCGACTTCACGCTTAGACGGGCCGCTGCCAGCGCCTGTATGTCTTCGGCGCCCTCAGGGTCCGACTCGTCCTCGAAGTCCAGCAGCGCTTCCATCCCCTCGTCGGTTTTGGCGAAGGCGTAAACCATCTTGCTCTGCTTGACTGACCACTTCATCGGTGGCTCGACGTCGTACTGCTTCTCCAGTACCTGCGCGAGGATCTTGTCCTGACGCAGCACCTTCTGGGTGGCGAGCATACGGTCAGGGCCGGCGGGCACGTTGAGAATGGTTGCGACACGTTCCATCAGACCAGCCTTGCGAACCTGCATGTCCTGCGCCATCAGATCCAGCAGCGGGGCGTCCAGTGCCAGTCGGGGCTGGGCGAACATCTTCGTGCACAGGTTGGCCATCCACATGGACTGCGGCGGCATCTTCGCCGACATCAGGTTGTAGAGTGCCCAGCACAGGTCGACGTCGAGGTTGCAATACCCGCCGTACTGGTCGATCTGCCACTGGGTGAAGTCCAGCCGGCGCTTGTTGATCGCGTACTTGACCTCCTGCCCTTTGGGCGGCAGGCCGTAGAACATGGCGACCTTCTCGAGGCTGGCGCTGAACTGCTTGCCGTCCGCCGACTTGCCGCCGTGGATAGCGCGGGCCATCTGCATGGTGCAGGCGTAGGCCGCGGGCTTAACGAGGAGGACTTCGGTCAGGATCAGCGCATCGAACTCGCTCATGTTGTGGCCGATGACAAGGATCTTTGACCAGTCCAGCGACTGCGCTACAGCGCGCAGGTACTCGAGGGTACCAGTGAACCAACGGGTCTCGCCGTCGCCTGGCTTGAGACTGAAGCCGATCAGTTCGAAGCGCGGGTCGCGGATGTACTGCTCGGGGGTCAGCCAGGTAAGGCTGTACTCGCCGTTGGCTTTGTCGGTGTAGTACGACTCGGCGTCGAACGTCCAGGGGTAGAGTTGGGTCACGGCATCGACTCCCACAGCTTCGTAGTCCACATAAGGACAACCACCCCTGTCATTACGACTATGTGCTGCGCCTCGCCGAGGCCGGACACGCCGTAGCTGATTGCCCCGAACAGGAATAGCATGGCGAGGAAGAGAGCATTTTTCATGGTGTCGGCTCCGCTAGGGGATCGTGATCGATCCAGCCCATGTCGATGGCGTGGGTCAGGTTGGCCAGAACGGTCTTGCCGCCCTCGTAGCCGGGCTCGTGCCTGAACGCGTAGTTGCCATTGCGCACCGAGTTGATAACGGCGCGGGTCACCCCCGCCAGCCCAGCGATCTGGTCGTCGGTGAAGCCTGCGGCGGATAGGCCGTTGTAGGCCTTGGCCCAGTCGGTCATGGTGGTTCTCCTCAAACAAAAACGGGTGTCGAGTATAATAACTGGACACCCGTGTACAATCTAGGCCGGTTTAGGAATGGGCCGTATTCGGGTGGTCATTTTCTGGGTCGACCTTATGACTGTCTTCCCAGTCCGACACGTCCGCTGGCGGCGGAGCGATGTAAGCCGGCGCCGCATGGCCAACCCACGGCTCTACCTCCGAGCCTTCGTTTTCAGAATTCACGACAGTCGTGATTTTCTCGGCTTTCTTCCAGCCCACGTTATGGCCGATAGCAGCCAGCCGGCGGAACACCGCGCTCACGCAGAGCGATTGGTACAAGGCATCGTCGAACGCATTGTGTGCCACCAGCTCGCCGCGGTCCGGCAGGAACTGTTTGAAGTAGCCGGTAAACGTGCGCTCGTCCTTCCACTGCCAGTACGCGAACGGCGGAGCCAGCTGCATGCCCTTGTAAGCCGAGTCCAGCCACTGCTCGTCCTTGCTCCCTCGCGCCCATAGAACCAGATCCGGGAACTCGCCCTCGGGGATGGCCTCGCTGAAGCCCAGGTAGTCGCTCAGCTCGCTCAGGGCCACGCGCAGGTTTACCCGCTGCTCTGCGTTGACGTCGCCGAAGATCTCGTCGCGCGCCGCCTGCGACTGCTTCATCCACCAGTTGACGGTGCTGGGGTCGATGTCTCCGCCGCCGATGGCGTGGGCGATGTCGACGATCCGATAGAAGCCGTCGTCGGTCTGCTCGCCGGTCTTCGGATCGAACGCCACGGCGCCGATGGAGAGGATCAAAGCGGTGGGCTTGATGCCCAGTGTCTCGAGGTCAATCGAGACGTGGCGCGGACCTGTTGGTACGGTTGTATCGCTCATTGGTTGTTGCTCCGGTCTATTTCCATTGATACGACGACAGCGATAGGGCTGTCGAAGGTCTCGCTTCTAGTCACACGATGGTCGAACTCGCCGAACTGGTCGTTCCCGATGTGATCAGTGACCATCTGCCAACCGAACGGGCCGTGTTCAATCCAGCTCGTCTCCCGGTAGCTACGATCTCGGAACGTCACGCCGTCGGGCTGTATATCCCAGCCGTGCGCAGCCATGAACTGTATTTCGTCGCTGGTAAATGCCATTAGGGTTCTCCCCAGTTTTCCAGCTCCGCGTGGACGTAGGCCGCAATCGGGCAATCTAGCCGAGGCCCTATCCAGTAGCGTGCGGCGGGGCCGCTGGTGCTGTGAATAGCGCGCCAATACGAAACGCCCTGGTTCCAAGATATCTGCACGTAGCGCCCCGTACTAACGTCGTGCCAGTCGTTGTCGCAGTTGTTATGAAACTGCTTCCAACCCAAATCGCGAAAGAACTCCCTGTCCTTGTGTTTCATACCCGCCCCCAGTTCCTGATCTCAGCGTCAACAAAGGCTGCTATGGGATCGGGGAACGGCTGCCCCATCGAATGAGCTACCTCCGAAGCGCACGCCTGCCAGCAGTATTGTTCGTCGACGTAGCGGCTCAGGACTACGTTTTTAAAGGGGTTGCGACGGTCCACGTCATGGCCGCTCAAGGGTTTCTCGAACAAGCGCCAGCCTCCCCACGTGTCGCGGTAGCCGCGCGCCTCGAGGTAGGCGATCTCGTCTGGCTTGGCGTACGGGCTGGTTGTCAGGCTCATTGCGTCCAGCCTTCGCAAAGCGCGTACAGGTAAGCCGCCGTGGCGTTCGATCCGAAGACCGGCGAAGTCAAATCGCCGTCGCCTAACCGCCCCGCGTACCAGTGCGCGCCGCGCTTGAACAGGCAGCACTTGCCTCGGGTAAACATGATCGGCCGCGGTGCTGGCTGGTGCATAGCGCGAACGAAGCCGAGCCCACGGATGAAACGAAAATCGTTGTTCTTGCGTCTTGATCTGCCCATCACTCCCACCCTGCCAGTTCGGCGTTCACGTACGCGGTAATCGGCGAGTCGAAGTTACCGCAGCGCGTTTTGCCGGTGGTCCATGCCCAAGTTGCCCCTGTCCGAGCCTTAGTCGGATACACCACTCGCGACCCAGTAATCGGAATGTGGAAATTCTCGAACGTCTTGTTCCATACAAACCCTTTATCGGCCATGTATTCGCACACCGCGTCGCTGGGGCGCAGCGAGTTCAGATCCGTAACCAGCGTCGAGAAAGCCATGTCACACGTCCGACAAATCACGCCACGCCAGGAACACCGGGTGCCTAGGCTTATCCTTGACGCCCACCGGGAAGAACTTGTACTTCGCGAGCCGGCCGACCAACTGATCCCGCATCTGCCACAGCACCGTGCGTTGCAGGTAGGTGAAGCCGGTACCGATCTCGAACTCGACACCCTCCGGCGTACGGCAGATCAGCGCGCCGAGCATGCCCATCGGCACGAGGTTGGCCTTGTGGCTGGAGCGCTCGGTGTGCCCCAGCGCGTTGGTGGTCGCCGGGTTGTCGTTGCGCATCAGCTCATAAACTCCGATCACTATCGCCTCGGCGTCCTTGAAGCGTTTGACCTTCATTTTCCCCTGCTCTTTCGCCGTGCTGCGGCCGTGCTTGTAAAGCGCGTGGGGGTTGCAGACGATCACCCCCTCGAAACCAAGTGTAAGCTGCTCAGCTTCGAACGCCGCCAGTTCTTCAGGGCTCTGGATAAGCTTTTGCTCCAGGATCTTGAACCACGGGTGGAACGCCTGAAACGACGATGTCTGCGTAGCCAAACGAGTGGAACGCTCGCTGAACGTGCTGCTCCTGTCCGGGCTTCCGTCGCTGAAGTCCAGCGGCACATAGTCGAACACGAAAAACGTAAAGTCCGGCCGGCCGTCGCGGGACATCACCCCTGACGTGGTCTTGTTGATACAGTCGTGAGCCATCGGGCTGCCCACGACCAGCTCGCCATCGAACACAGCGGGCAGGTTCGCCGCCTTGATCGTGTCGCGGATGTAATGGTTCGGCACGTCCTTGAGTGCACGGGTCAACGGGACGCCGTTCCAGACCGTGACACGGATGCCGTCCATCTTCGGGCTGGCGTAGACCGGGAAGACAATGTCGTCCGGGGCGTCGCAGGCCAGGTTAGGTTTCTTCGGTTCACGCCTGGTCATAATGGATATTCTCCTCGTCCAACAGGCCTTCCAGGTATTCGACGCGGGTCATCTCGTCGCTGTTCGCCATACCGGTGACGGTGATCCCGGCGATGGTTTCTTTTTCCGCGAACGCAGCACCGACGGTGTGGAGCCACGGCTGGGCAGCTTCGGGGTCGTCGACGCGAACTACTACGGTGACAAACTCAGGTTTGCTGGTCTGGGTCATGTTGATATTTCCTCGGATTAAAATCGCAGTCCCCGCTGCCATACCGATGCGGTGAACCCCTGTCGCCCCACGCCATGCCCGTGCAGTAGCACAAATGCTTACGCCAAGGCCGGGCGACGTACTCGGCATTGACCGTGGCGTTCTTCCCGCACAGGGTGCACTTGTCACCCTCAAACCCCTTGAAGCGGTGGCGACAAGGGGTCGAGGTGCAACGCATGTAAGTGGGCTTGTTGGTGCCTTTAAACCGGCTTGCCATCGGTCTGGGCTGCCACTGAAGCGAAGCCTTCGGCTGCTTCCTTATGCGCGGCGTTGATATCGCCTGCCGGTGTCTGCGCTGGCTGCATGGCTTGCGCCGCCTGCTGCGCCTGAGCCTGCACCACGTCGTTCAGACGCTTCAGGCCGGTCGCCGTAGCTACCGCGCCGATCATCTGCGGCGGGATAGCCTGGACGCGATCAGGGCCCATGATCTCCATCCCCAGCATCTGGATCAGCGCCAGCGAGAACACGTTAAGCTGGCCTTCGTCGCACGCCGCGATGACGTTCAGGCCGCCCTCGATTTCGCCGTTGATCGCGATCATCAGATAGCTGTCCTTACGGTTCAGCACGCCCTCGACGTGCTCGCGGCTCTGCGCGTGGACTTCGTCGCGGGTGGGTTCGTTGGTGACGTCTGCCACCGGGATCAGGTTGTCGGTCATTGCCTTAGTTCTCTTCTACGCCGAAAGCGGCTTGAGGTTGGTGGTGCAGGGTTGCCCACACCACGTTATTGACGACGATTCTCACGTCGTGCTTAGGGTTGCTCTGGGCCATGAGCCAACTGATGTCGCGCACTGGCACGTTGGAGCCGGTGACCACGAGATCGCCGTCAGACCAGCACACACGCCCTCTCGGCGGGTCCATGAGCGGCGCCCGGGGCGGGAAGCCCAGGTAACGCATGGTGTTGGTGATCCGGGTTTCCATACGGACGGTGCGGGTCTCCAGCCGCTCGAGCAGGTCCAGCACGCGGGCCATCGGGTCACGACTGTCGTGATTATCCGTGGCCGGGCCATAGGGCGCCCCCAGCGCGGGCTGGGAACGGATATGTTCGCCAATGCCTCTATAGACACCGGCGGGGACTGGACTTACGTGCGCGTCCCGCAGCTCGCGAAGCCCCTCCGCTGTTTTGTCCATGGCGGTCGGCAACGGAACGCCCGGCTTGCTGGCAACGGCTTTACGCGGCCCGCTCAGTACATCCTTGGCCGACAGCGCACCGGACAGCAGGCCCTTGAGCTCTGCTTCCAGTTCCTGTTCGTGTTTCGATTTGATAGTCATTGCGCACCCCCGGAGAAAAAGTCGATCAGCCCAGCGTTCATTTTCATGGCGGCGTCATACGCCTGGCGCCGGGTGGTCTTGTTGTGGCGCAGAGCCTCAGGCTCGTGCACGCAGATATTGTTCACCAGCTGGTTCGTCAAGTCGGTCAGGACCGGGTCGCCGGTGATGTTCAGCGACGGCAGGATGTCGGCCAGGTCGCGAGCGTTGGTGATCAGGGTGTCGCGGAACACAGCGTCTTCGGCGCCGAGACGGTCCATCAGCGCTTCGGTGACCTTCAACACTCGGTTGAAGGCGTCGCTCATGCAAGTCTCGACGGCGCGCGTATTGCCCTGCTCAATCGACTGGCGGATGGCTTCAACTTCGGCCTCGCCGATGTCGCAGCGAAAGTCTTCGCCCCGTGGAATCGGCATGACAACGGTTTCCATCGAGAACTTGGCGGAGACGACTGCGGTGCTCGGGTAGTCGGCTTCGTTGAACAGGGTACCGAGCAAGCGCTTGGCTTCCTCGCGCAGCGCTGGGTACTCGACAACGAACTTCTCGACCTGAACGTCGAACTCGTCGCGCAGGGCGGCGATCTCGGCCATGTAGTCGAGGTACCCGATGTTGGACAGGATACGCGGGCCGGCGTCCGACCACGGCAGCGTGCGGCGGTAGTGCGCTGCGCGGGCCTTGGTGGCGATGACCTTGATTTCTTCGAGCGCTCCGCCCTCTACCAACGACTTGTAGTAGGTGCCCTTGTTGCTGGCGACGTTGTGGGTACTGGCGACTTCGGCAGCGGCGCGCTTGTCGACTTTGCGGGCGGACCACTGGGTGACGTTCAGGCCGACGAGCATTGCGTGGCCGTGGATGCGGGATTCATTTGTCATGTTGGTTACTCTTTTTAAGTTCGGAAGTGTGTAAGAGCTATATATCAGGCTTTATTATTACTTAGTTCTATCTCAAGGGCAAGCATTGCGCCTACGTGCGAAGGAAAGGCCACACCGGACATAAACCACTGCCAGTCGCCGACGCCCGTTTTCTTCTCCTGTATTGTCCATCCGCCACAGAAGCCGTTAAAGCAAACTCGGTACTTGGTGGTTTCGCGATAAGTCCTGGTCTGATGTTTTCCGGCGTGGACGGGGTTACCGAAACGTAAGCTGAACGCGGGTTTCTCCACTACAAACCACTTCTCGTACAATCCCACACCCGACGCCGACATGTTCACGCAGAACCACCCGTCTGGCATGACCAGGTCGGTCAGTGACAGCGGTGTCATGATCGAGTGCCCCGACCGCTATTAATCCCATAAAGAAACGCCTCCATCTCGGCCTGTTGCTTGGGCGAGACGTTGCCGTCCCATGGAGGATTCGCTATTGGAGCCAGCCCGCCGTACGGCACTCCAGCAGCGACGTGCTGTGGATTGAGTGTCGGACCTTGCCACGTCGGAGCTGCTGGCCCTGGAGCCGAGTAAGGCTCAGGCTGTGGGTTGTTCGCGACCTCTATCTCCCACCAAGCAGCGACAGCCATGGCGTCCGTAAAATGAGGCTCGCCGCGCATAAGCCGCATGTTGAGGTTCACGCGGTGCACTGGCGTAGACATGCTGTGCATCCAGGCCAGACGGCCGGACATCGCTATAGGGACGATTGCTGTGTTCGCGCGGATGAACATCAGCTCCTGCTCTTGATGCGCCACCAGCTCGTAGCCCAACTCATGGAGGGCGCGCAGAGTCTCCCACCCGGCCTCGACGTTCTCGCTGAAGCGCTTGGTGTACGTTTCGATCTGACTATGGGCGGGCATGGACACGGTCCTCCAACTTTGAAAAGTCAAGTTGAGCCGCCTCGTCGATCACGACTGTCGTGAACTCTTGGCCCATGAACGCTGCGCGGTACTGGGCGAGCATGTCTTGCGCGGCTGCTTCGCTTGCGACCAAGTCGCCAATCTTAAGCGGACGCCGACCAGTGTTGTATCCCAAGGACAGCCGCGCAGTTTTCGACTCGATACCGGCCCAATCCATACCGATGGCTCGCTCCGGTTCGTTGGACTGCTCGATCTTGACGAAGGTTACGCACGCCTCGAACGAGTTGGATTCGAAAACAAGATCGCTCGAAACGTAGGTTTCGTCGTGCAGGAGGAAGTCCAGTTTTGTCTCGTAGACCTTCCACTTAACGCCTGCTTTGCCGATGACCCGCCAGCCGTTACCCCAGGTCCCAGAGAGGTATTCGCACCAGTCGGTGCGCTCGTGTCGGTGCCACCCCTCTGGCGTCGCCGGGGCAGTGAAACCGGCGTTCTGGACACGCGGACCCGGCTGCGGAACCCAGCGCTTCTGCCAGGGTTTATTCTGGTGCCTGCCCATTGCTGCCTCTCCTGAAATATTCCGGCCAGTGGATGTACAGATAAGCCTCCACGGCGTCCGGTGTGAGCCACGGCGATGATTCGTCAAACAGCCTGACCTGGAACGTCTGGTTGTCGCTGTTGTGGCCGAACGCGAGAAAGGGTCGGGCGCCAAGCGGATCGTCTTTCGTCGGCGAGTTCTTGATCGCATCGCCGTTCACGTAGACATGCGGCCAGGTCTTCTTGATGTACTCGGACCAGTCGTGGTTAGACAGACACCACGACATCGGGAACCAGCGCATGCGCGGGTCTTCTCTCATTGCGTGGTCTTCGCCAGGGTGCGTAGCTCTCCCCGCTCGCATCAGATCAACCCCTCAACGTGCGCCCACGTCAGTAGCGGGCCGATGGTCTGGGACTTGAACGGGGCCTTACGCGGCAGCATGCTGTCGTACGTTGTCGCGTCCCCCGGCCGCGTCCAGGTCGTCATCTCCCAGTCACCGCTAGGCGGTCGGACAAGCTTCGCCATCTGGATGCCGTCGACCATCTTCGTCCACTGACCCGGCGTCAGAACACTGGGCACGAAGCCCAGTGTTTTCAGCAGTTCCAGCTCGTCAGCCGTCAAGTTCAACATGGACGGTGGTTCCCCACGGAGCGGTAATCCGCTTGCTGGTAATAGCCCAAAGCACTGGGAATGGGTAGTCATCTTCGCTCCCGAATGGGGTCTCCCCATCAGTAAAAACAATCACGGCCTGCACATTTGGAAACTTGCGGGTAAACCACGTCAGCGCCGCCGGCATGTTCGTACCGCCCCCGCCGTGACGCTCCAGCTTCTCGGTCACTGTCGCCAGCGACGGGTGATCGAAGACCTCGTGGTGCTGAACCTTCGAGTCACAGTGAGCGACGATCAGCTTCGACGGCTTCACGTCCTCCACGGCCCCGCCGATCTCGCCCAAGCCCTTGCGCATCTCGTCCAGACTGATCGACCCCGACGTGTCGTTGACGTAGCCCAGTTCGCGCATGGAGTCGTTCGACGACATACCCGGCAGATAGATCGAGGCATCGCCTGCGATGAACCGGCGGTTGCACCGGGCAAAGCTGTAGTCCGCTGGCTCGATCTCGGTCAGGAACTGTTGAAGCTGTTCCTTCCAGTCCACCGTTGGCCGCATGACGCTGTCCACCAGCTCTTTCAGCGAGCCGGGCAGCTTACCCTGAGCCTTGGCCACTGCCGCCGCTTGAGCCACCATCACCTTGGCTGCTGCTTCGCCGGACGCGCCAGGGTTCTGCGGCGGCATCATGTCGTCATCTAGCGGGTTGCCGTTAGGATCGCGCGGCGCGTTCGGGTCCTTGGGTGGGGACGGCGGCAGGATCTTGTAGATCTGCTCGGCGCTCATGCCCTTGAACGGTGTCCCGTCCAGTACGCCGCTCGGCAACGCTCCGCCCTCGTCCAGGATGATCGGGTTGATCGAGTAGTCGCAAGCCTGGTTCCAGCGGTCCGCCTCTTTGCCGCCACCACGCCACAGGTGCATACCCGCGATGTGCATAACCTCGTGCTTGAGCGCGCCCTTGGCTTCGGCTACCGACAGCGTTTCGAAGTTGGCCGGGTTGACGTACAGGTTCGCCCCGTCAGTTGCGACCATCCACAAAGGGCGACCATTGGTCTTGTCCGTCTCCACTACCTTCAGGTTCAGGAGGATCGTCGCGTAGAACGGCTCCTGGAGCACCAGCTGGGCCTTTGCTCTCGTCAATACGGATACAGCCATTTCGGATCTCCACTGCCAGCCACGTGGCCAGCGCTACAGGCCCGCGCAGACGCGGCCCCTCTATTTTCGCCATGATGTGGACGTTCTGACCGGTCTTTCGAAGCGGTATCGTCCGCCCCGTCGACATTTCCGCCCGCCACTCGGTGCCGCCGTTGTTCGCCGACTTGATAGCGTAGAACACGTCGCCGAACTTCTGGCGGAAGTGGTTGGGGCGTCCCAACGTCGTCCATCCCTTGCACTTCCACCCAAGCTGCAACATGTTCGCGCACATTCCGGTGCGCGCCTCGTGCTCCGCCTTCGGGTCCTGCTGGCGTTTCAGCCGAACAGTTCTTTGTTCTTGTGCGCCCACACGCTGTACTCCGGTGCTGTTACGGGGGACTTATAGCCGGGCTTGTTCTGCCCGCGGTTGATGCCGTCACGGCGCTGCATGTCCTTCACGAACAGCAGGGCCAGCTCCGCGCGGCCTGCGGCGGTGAACCGGTCCACGTAGGCGAACATGTTCGGGATGTTCGTGTGGGTGCACTGGGCAGCCATGGCGGTACATACAGCGTACTGCGTCGCGGCGTCTTCGGGCAGCGGCGCGGACAGCGGATCGATACAGATCTGGCTGATGTCCGGCATGTTCTGCCAGACCTTGCGAAAACCGATGTACTCCGCCGCCGGGCCAGGTCCGACGATGCCGTCCAGGATCGCCTGCATGGTCACGCCGTCGACGTGGCTGTTGTTCGCCAGAAAGTCGTTGGTCTTCTCCCACACGCGCTCGGTGGAGAACGCCAAGCCCTTGCGCTTGTCCTTCACGTGCGCCTCAAACTCGTTGAGGAGGTCAGGCTTGAAGCGGATGAATGCCAGCAGGCTGTGATCGATGTTGTTGTCGATAGCCCAGTCAACCCAGCTGTCCAGGTTCGACTCGACGTCGATGTGGCACATGCGGTTGGCCAGCGCCATGGCCATCTTGAAGAACACGCCGCCATCGGTCATGCGGTTACCCGCGCCGAACACAGCCCAACCGTCCTTCAGCTTGTACTCGTCGATGACCTTGTCGAGCGTGATCTGGTAGGCCGCGTTCTGTACCGACGCCGGGGCCGATGGCAGCTCGTCCAGCAGCAGGATACCGAAGTCGGGCAGGTCGTTGCGCAGGGTGTGGGCAAACCAGCTCGGCGGCAGACGTTCCATGGTGCCGTTGGCCTTGTTCTCGCGCGGCAGACCGCCGATGTCCACCGGATCGCACTGGCTCAGACGCAGGTCGAACATGCCGAAAGCGGTCTTGATATCGCCGCCGCTCTGGATGAACCCGCGCACCTCGTGGCGTTCCAGTACCGGACCGGTCAGACCCAGCTGGGTCTTCAGTTCGCGGGCCGCTTCGCGGAAGCTGTACGACTTGCCCAGACCCGGCGCGCCCCAGAGCATGCCGGTAATATCCGCGTTGTACAGCGCGACGATGATCGGTTTGAGTTGAGAGACGTTCATGCGGGTGGTTCTCCGAAATGCTGAATCACGACAGTCGTGATTGCTGGTTGATCAGTCAGAGCGGCTGTATTGCTGCTCTGTGTAGTAACTATATATGAGTTGAAACGGTTGATCAAGCTTATGACAAGCGGTTATGAGGCGTTCGAGATTTCCAGTTCGACCCACATCATGGCGGCCAGCGGCGTCGGGAACAGCAACCGATCTCCGCCGAGGTACTCGCCACTGCCGTTGCGGCTGACAGCGTATTGCGTACCGTCGCGCTCGACGTCCCATTGTTTAGCCCAGTTCTGGACGCTACCACGTGTCCAGGCTTGCCACCCAGGCAGTTGAATCCAGCCCGCAGGCAGGACGTCGGCCGGTGCTGCGTTAGGAATTGGCATGGTTCGACGCCTCTATTTCGACCCAGGTTTTAGCCGTCTCCAGGTCGGGGAACACGATGTCCGGCCATGGCTGGTCGCTCGGTGGGACGACGAACCACGTTTCATCGTCGTCTACGTGAACGCAAAAGCACTGCTTGGTGGTGGATCCTAGATCACCGTAATACCTGCGCCTAGGATCGAGTTCGAACCATCTTGCGCTAATGTACCGTGCCATTACCGGCTTCTCGCTGCTGCTCCGCCACGGCTTCGGCCAGCTCTTTGTCGTACGGTGTCACGATTACCTGCCAGTCGCCGACCGGCTTGTCGTTGACGGTGAAGTCCGTGCAGCTAATCACGACACCCTTCTCGCTCTTGTTGACCGTGTGGCCGACCAGCTCGCGAGCGCAGAAGTAAACCAGCTCCATCGGGTCAGGACTGCGCAGGGCAGTCAGCAGCGAGCCACCGAAGGCCTTGCGGATGAACATGCCGAGCGCGGCGTCTGCCTCTAGCTGAGCGGCGGACTGGCTGGCGAGCTGTTCAAGGAACGCTTGCAGGTCGGGCTTTTTATCTTCAGGCATCAGGGTTGCTCCAGTTCATGAGTTCAGCGGTGATAAAGCAGGTGATGGGGTCGGGACCGATACACACCAGATCGTTAGGGCCGGCCCAGTTTACGACATGGGCGCTCCACTGGCCGCCGCTGTAGGTAATGGTTTTTGAGGTCCCAGGTGTCCCGAGTCGGTACAGTTGGAGAGCGGTTGTAGGTACAAATCCCCGAGCGGCCATATAAACACGGGTGTCCTCGTCTACTGTCTGCGCCATGCTCTTAACTCCGCAGTCACAAACGCCGTGATCAGGTCCGAGATCTGCTCCGACGCCGAGACGACCAGCTCCAGAGCGACGTTCTCGTCCTGGCTGGAAGCCACGGCCGTCCAGTACCACGGGCAGTGCGGGTCCTTGTTGTTCGAAGGGACTTTGGTCAGGGCTTTTGACAAGCGATTAGTGCCCATGGCCCGTGCCGAGGATTCGCCTACGATCTGGAAGCCCCGCTTGCCCAGATAGTCCCGTTCGGCTTGGGTAAACACGCTCACAGATCGACCTTGTGATTGTGCACAATCCATCGCGCGACGCCCACGTCGTTATCGGTTATCTGCCCAGCCATAAGCTTGAATGCCAAGCCCTTGTTTACCCGGCGCGCACCGAACAGACGGACCAGCTCCGGCGCCATGGCGTAGCCGATGTCCACGTTAGTGACCTGGCCGT